TCATAATAATCTTGGTAATCCGTTAATTATAATACCTTCTCTTTCTGAGCCATTCACCCGCCAGGTGATTGATTCAATGTCTTCAACGGATGTCGATGGACTTGATTGCCAATCCCAGGGGGTAAAAATCCAATTCTCACCTTCGTACCACACAAATGGGATTATCATACTATCCCCGTTTTCAAGAGTTAATTTGGCAACAACGTGAACAGCGTGTCCTTCGACTTCATTTTGTGACAGGATTTCCGCAAAAAGTATATTCTTGTCAAACGATATAAGTTCAGATAATTCTTTGTTAGTCATAATAATATAGCATGTTAGATGTTTGATAATAGATAATAATTGCCCGTAAGGCCGATAGCGCAGCCAATTTTATCAAATAAGTCCTATAACGGTTGTCTTCGTATCATAATAATGGCACATGGTGTATTGCTTCACCGTGTCATAGTATTTGTCGTTGAGTGTGAGCACCATCTCATCATCTTCAAGATTCTCAATGGCCTCATAGATTTTCTTTTTCGCATCCAGGAACTCGTCAACCTCTTCGAAACTGTCGAACTCTCCTACCATGCCCTTGACTTCATTTTCATAAAATCCTTCATAGTCTGATGAAGTGAATGCCCTGTAGTCATCACCATATTCATCAGCCGACACCTCGATAGCCGAATAGGCCCGGTCGTTTGTGCGGTAATAAAGCTGCCAGCCATCACGCTTGGTGAAGTATTCGATGCTCAATCCGTATTCTTCAGCAACCCTCTCAGCTTGTTCGAAGGATTCGAATCCGATTAAAGCCTTTTTGATGGATTGGGGATAGCCGTTCATGGCAGACGTGGTCTCGATAACTTGAAGGTTCTCAATCTCAGCGATGGTGTAGAAATCAGTTGTCATATATTCGCTGCAGAATTTATAGCGTTGCCCCCGCTTTTAAAGGTTTATCTCTTATTTTGATATTGCAAAGATAAGCATTATTTGTTTTGTGTGCAAATATGCACACAAATATTTTATATGTTTAATAACATAATAATCCCCGACCACCTTCCGGCAGCCGGGGATAAATACATTTATAGTCTAAGCAGAACCTCCGTTCTCGATGCGAAGATACTACTTTTTTCGAGACTTGTAAACAATCCATCCTATAATTATCAGGGCGGCCGTGATAATAATCCCGAAAGCCCATCCGCCAAGCTCCAGCTTCATCTGTTGCCAGCGGGTCAACTCCTTCTCCACCGGATAATTCAACTTTACCTCCTTGGTGACGATAACTTCCTTGGATGGCTTGTAGATTGTATCGGGTTGTGTCTTCATTTTCGCCAGCAGGTTACCAAGGCTGTCAATAGTGAGCTTGGCCTGTGCGTTCTTACTGTTGGCTATATCAAGCCAAGACAAAACGATTTTGCCGTTTTCGTCACACTCCAGAAGAGCTCTAATGGTAGAGCTGTCAGGAGGTAGTTGTACCTCTACCAGCTTCTCTACGACTACGCTATCTGCGCTACTTTCGACTGGAACGTACTTCACGCTCCGGCATGACCAAAGGGCGGAAATCAAAAGAAAACAATAAATCCATTTCATAACATAAGCTTTTAGCCTATGCCCGAATTTGGATGCCGCCCGGGCATAAAAAAGGCGGTGAACTTTGTAGGGACACCGCCTTATAAATATTCATTTACGATTTAAAATAGCTTATTTTGTTTTGGAGCCTCAATATGTTCTATAAATTCAACAATCTTATACGATTTGTTTTCGTATGCATTGTACACATGATTGAATTTCTTTACAATACGCATTTTAACATGTATTGCATCTCCTTTACCGAAACGCTCTCCTTCGTCAATTTTTTGCATAAGAGCATCATCTTTAACAATCATCTGGATTTTAAATCCTTCATAAATAAATTGCCATCGACTACCTGGCTCAAAGTTCAGTCCTATGATAGTCAACAGCGCGTCAACCACATCTACCCGTTCATCAGGTATCAGTTTCTCCTCATCAAATCCGTCATATATATAATCCTTGAATTCCTCTTTTTTGAAAGAAACAGGAGACGTTCCGGTCCCACAATCCACACTGAAACCTTCCACATTCGCATCAGCGTCGGCCGTTTCGATGGACTTTGACACGGCTTCTCTGACAGGTGGCTGATTATACACGTTTATCGTAACATTATATTCTACATTACCTATAACAATTCTCGCGGTATCTCTGTCAGCTTCTGTTCTTACAGGCTTTCCTTTAAACACCTTATAGAGTTTGTGAATACCATCTACAACCGCATATAAATTTGCGATATAGGACAGTCCTTCGCCTGAAAACAATTGCTTTACCAAAGATTCTACCAGCGAAATATCAATGATAAAAGAGCCTTTTTCAATAGCATTTACCTTCAGCTCAATATTTTTTGTTCCTCCTCCAAGTTCTTTATTGGCCTCGTTGACTACATTCTGATAATGTATCAAAACGTTTATAAGCGTATTGGCATCTATCTGATGCGTCTGCCCTTCAAATGTTATTTTCATGACTTTCTTTTTCATTACGTGTGAAATCCGATGCAAATTAAAAGCTTTTTCTCCACTTTTTCTTCATTGGAACTTATGTTTTAAGGCAATTTATCTACAATGTTGCGGTGTTCCACCAAGTCAAAGAGCACTTGCAATCATACTTGCAACATTACTATATCAGCTTGCAACATTAATAAGTTATGTTGCAGTAATAGCACATACATCATTTTCGTGGCCTCACGAAAATGCTCCTGAAGGTATTCAGAGGCCATATCATAGCTTCAACACCTGCTTTCGGTTCTCCTTCTCGCTCCGGTAGCTTACATGCACCCAGGCGAAGTTCTTCTCGTCAATGAGCTGGTCGAATGGTAAGCCAAGTGACTGCACAAGGTTGAACAGCTTCTTGTTCTCCGCCGGGCTTCCGCCGGTGATGTCCGCAGCCCGACCTTGCATGTGGTCACTGGTGGCAGAACCACCCACTGCCTTATTGAGGGCTGGAGAGCGGAAACCGCTGTTAACCGTGATAGGTTTTCCGTAAGCCTCTCTCAATGGGTCAAGCACATTATCTACTAAAGCCGTTAGGTTGGTCACATGCTCTTTCTTGCAACGGTTGTCGATACCTTTTCTGTCAGCGGTATCAGACTTGCATAATTCTGCGATGGTAAAGTATTTCATAAATCATTTCTTTTAGTTAATTTTGCAGCCATGTTGCTCTGCGATTCATATTGATTGAAGGGCATGCTTCCAAGTAGGGATTATCCGTTAGGATAGTCCCTTTTCATTTCTTTTCATCCTTAATCATCTTGATAATCTTTTCGGCATCCTCCGTTGTGAGGCACTTCACTATCTTGGCTGCCACATCAGCCACTTCCGCCGCATGGCTGCGTTTCCGGCGAAGGTTCTCTACCACGGAGAAGCCTTCAACGAATAAAACACCTGCCGTGCCAATGATGGCTCCGTAAGGAAGATTGTACCACGGGAAGCACAGCCCAAGGATATCAATCAGAACAAATATGATTATCAGCCTGAAGTAGTCCACTATCTTCACGCCAGTCTTGCGAAGAGGTTTGCTACGGATTTTCTCCTTGTTGGCCCTTGCTGCATCTATGCCTGTCCACATGTCCATCAGGCATGCAATGCAGATTAGCAGTGAACAGATGAAAATGATGGTAACACCTCCTCGGATGTCCTGCACAATAAATTTCAAATATTCTTCCATACTATAATAAGATTAATAGTGTTACATACGTAGCCAAAAGAGCAGTTACTTCAATCCAGAACATAGGCTTTGTAAGTAGGAATGCTGAAATAAGATTCCCTTTCCAATGTATTTTTGTGGCCCAGATTGTATAAGCAAGATAGACAGCCCATAGCAGAAGCATCCATGGGAATATCAAACCGACCCATACCTGTGAGAATAGGATGCAGAGAACTGCTCCGGTAATATGGACTGGTCTCTCAATGCCGGACTGAAAATTTGGAGCAATACCAATAAGCATCATGCCTATGCATGCAAGGAACGCTGTAAACTGATAACTTGGCGGTGTTGCATCCAGAATGGCAGGCATGAGAAGGGCGGCTGTCAAAAGCATAGAGATACCAAACCAAGCCTTGTGTTCAAGCTTATAGAACGTTTCACTGATTGAATAAGGGATGCCCTTATTCTTAACGCACACAGCAGCCGTATAGGATGCGATGCACAACATTGATATTAATATTAGAATTGTTGTTATCATATTCAATATCTATTCTATAAAGATTTGTTCTGCTATAGATATATTACCAATTACGTATTTCTGGCAGGAAAATGTATTGCTAACAGTATTATAGTCTATAGCAAGATAAGAAGCTGATAAAGCAGCATAAAAAGAACTGCTTTGAACGCCTGATATAACTATACTATACGATGTATTATATTTCGCAACGATAACGGATAATTGCATTCTTCCTGAAATCTCTTTGGCACCAATAACACTATTATCTGCATCGGCATAAATCGTGTTTCCATCTTCTACCGCTTTTTTCAAAGCCAATATGCCTTCCAAACCTCCTATTGCAGATGAAATTTCTCCTGACGTTGAACTTGACTTCAATACGTTTATTTTGGAAGATAATTTAAATCCATTTGCATATATAACTGTAATACTTGAACTAGGGCCAAGAGCTATTCTTACGTTTTCAGAGGTTTCAGCCTTATTTCGTATAAATGACAAATAGACTAAAACACCTCCAAGGGTGTAGCTGTGTGGAACTATTGCGCTTCCGTATACACCATTCCCTTCTATTACAATTATTTTCCCCTCTTTAACTGCGTTTGCCAATTCAGTTCTTTTTTCAGAACCTCCAAATGCTGCTAATATTTCATCTGATGTTGCGATTGAACGTAAAGTCAGGACAGCACTCGGTACATAATAAAAATCAGAAGAAGAACCGTTAGAAATTGCTGCTTCAAGTTTCCCTATTGCATCTGATATTTCATCATTTGCTGTAATAGCTGAATATGAGGTTGGTTTATTGTATTCTCCTAATACACCGACACCCATATTTGTTATCGCCAAAAATGAATTATAAGAATGGGCTACAACTTTAGTCGATGTGATAGAAAATTGCTGTATGGTATCTTGCTTGCCATCAAAAATGTTATAACGGAGAGTGATAATACCGTCGGTAATAGATACATTAACTTGTAAAGCTACTCCGTCCACATTTACATAAGTAACAATTCCATTCTCGGCATATCCTTTTAACGCATTATAATCTTCGTCGGTGCAAGTTCCTTCTACTTCAAACAACTCACCTAATCTGGCCATAATGTCTGTAATATCAACAGAGCCTCCGACGCCCTCTATTGCAGACCAATTTCCGTCTTTTCTTCCGTAAGTCTTTCCGTCAGAAGGGGCATCAGCAATCCCGCTTCCCGAACCAGTAATTTCAACGTTCCCCGAACCTACAATGCTTTGACCGTTTATAGTCTTCAGCCCATCGCTTGCTACAAATTTGCTGTCATTCGTGAGCTGGCTTGTCCTGCTCGGTATTGTTGTGCTTGCGGGAAGAGCACCTACTTCCGCGGCTGTATAGGATGGTTTTGTGGCCGAGTTTACCCATGTCGGTTTGTTCAAAACACTGGACCATTGAACAGATCCGGAAACGCCTCCCCCTCCTTCGCCTGTTCCGTCGGCACCCCGAGGAATTCCGAAATTGATTTTATACTTCGGATTGCCGGACTCGTCTGTACCGTTGGACACCACTTCGGAAGTGGCATTCTGCCCAGGATCAAGTGTGGTTGTCTCTCCCGTTTCCAGTACGGGTGTTTTTCCTGTTACACCTTGTTCCGGCATGTTTTCAACCTTGTCGAGCAAGGTGTTAATCGCTTCGGTCGATTTATTGATTACTCCCATAACACTCAATATTTATGTCAATTCCTATTTCATTTTCCGTTGTATCTTGTTCGACTGTCACAATATTTTTTTTATGCACTAAAGGCTCCTCCTTTATGCAGGAGCATATCGCAGAGAGGCAGAATATAGTTAATAAAATCTTCATCATGCTTCCTTTAAAGAAATGTTCTTAATTGATACATTACATTGGCTTGTCACGGTGAAAATAAACGCATCGGACACCGTACTATCCCTTTTATCAGCTGTGATATAAAGAGACATTGTTTTAAAACTCCCTGATGGTAATTCTTCACCGTAAATGATGCCGTCACTTGACAATCCATTATCCATAGATGAACCTATCTGTGCTACAAGATATGTACTGGCTGATGCCATAATCTGAAATGTAAGGAGATACACATGACCTTGTTCCAATTTTCCTCCCAAATACCCCTTATTAAAGGCTATGTAACTATTTCCACTTACATCTCCGGACATCACAAAAATTCCAATTCCTCCAATGACTAAAGAAACTTTATCTTCTCCATAAGCCGTCCAGTAATCCTTACTTTTTAAATCGGTCCCACTAAATATTTCGTCTCCAGTAACCGAATAAGCCTCAAAATATGCAGTAATAGTCTTATTGGAATCCCAAGTAACACTATGGTTCTGATATCCGCCGTCCGACCACTTGACAAACCTAAATCCTGAGTTCGGAGTTGCAGATATGGTTTTGACCGTTCCTTTCTCAAATGTACCGCCGCCGCTTGTAGTGCCACCGTCGGTAGGGCTTGATTTAAGTGTTACGGTATAATTTGTTGTCGGTATTTTTGTGAAAAATGCGGTTATGCTCTGACCTGCGTATGTCCAAGTGACATCGTGCTTTTGAGAACCACCGTCAGACCATCTATCAAACTGATAACCTTCATAAGGTATAGCTTCAACGGTTTCAGTTTCTCCTTTCTTTACCAAATGCAAGGTAGAAGGAGAAGGTCTTGTAGTACCCGAATTTGATGGTGATACAATAATTCCGACAGTTATAGTTTCAATCGTTTGGCCATCCATTACAAGAAACCCATCTGAATTTTTCTTTATAATTCCCGTTCCTATTACAGACGGGTCTATTTCAAGAAAAGAACTTGAGCCAGTACCCAGCATGATTTTTTCAGCAGTTATAACGCACGAACGACTTCCTTTGTACAAAGACAACTGCGGCATACCCGTGTTTTCGTCAACCGATAATTTTGCCACGTCTTGTCCGTTGTACATTATTCTTGCAAAACCGTCTGACATGACAAGCTCGGTTTTCGACCCTAAAGAATGAAATATACCGTTCATGTCAACAGAGCCGTCACTTCGTACTATGAATTTGTCATTTACATTCAGCGTGTTTGTCCTGATTGCCTGAGCTATCAATTGCGATGTAACTATCGCAACGGCATTGATTAACGAAGTGTTAATCATACCGCCTTGTATTACCGTTTCCCCTCTTTTTGCAGCACTTTCCAAGTCTGAATAGCTTGTATAGCCCAGCTGCCTTGCAAAATTATTTTTGTCGTTTTCGCTGACTTTCTCTATTTCATCAAGCGATTTCTCCAAAGATTCATTTATAGATTCTTCTTTTATTTTGTCTTGGATAGCCTTGTTTGCGTTTTCAATGGCTGTTGCTAACTCGGAATAAGCTGTATTAAAAGCAGAAAACTTGTTATCAACATTTGTCTTTTCCGAGCTTGTTGTTTTGCCATCTGCAATAGCTGATTGTATAGCCGTTATTAAATTGCTTGTAGCTGTATTAAAATCGACCTTAGCATTATACAACAATGTTTTTGCACTACCTGTCAGATAGACATTCGCGTAAAGTGTAGTATATGTGGCATCAACTTCCTTTTTGCTCGCTGTCACGGTGTTGATGTAAGTACCTATCGCTTTCGCTTCCGCTTCAGATATAATACCGTCAGAGAAAGCACCGTCCACATATTCGTTCAGGTCGGATACGGCATTCTTTGCCTCATTCACGTCCTCCATCGCCTGCGCTGCGTTGTTCTTGGCCTCGTCAGCCGCCTTCTGGGCATTGTCGGAATAACCTTTCAGCTTGTCCTGAATGGACTTGTTGGCAGTTTCGATGGCGGTGGAAAGGGAAGCGTAGGCCGTGTTGTAACTTGCGAAGGCATTGTCCACCGCCTCTTTCTCCGCGGTAGTAGTCTTCCCGTCCGCAATGGCTATCTCGATGGCATTCAATAGCGCATTTTTGTAACTTACGAAGGACGCATACGAATTGCCGAGGGACACTTTGGCGGAACCTTCCAGATAGCTGTTGTTGTACAACTCTGAATAGGCCTTGGCTGCCGCCTGCGAGGTGTTTTCCACCATATTGATGTAGGTGGCGATAGCCTTGGCTTCTGCCTCTGTAATAATTCCGTCGGAAAAAGCTCCGTCAACGTATCCCTTCAAATCCGAAACATCTTCTTGAGCATTAGAAGCTGCCTCTTGCGCATTTGCAGCATCTTCTTTGGCATTGCTTATTTCTGACTCAATAAGGCTTATGTCCGGAGCATCGGTCAAATTGCCGAAGCCAACGGATCCAGGTTTGATGACAACCTTTCCCGTAAACACATTTTTGTCAGCATTGGGGGATATGACCGTCACTTCCTTGTTCAGCATCGAATAGTCATTTATACCGCTATACAGCTTGAAACAGGGGGCGTCATCATCGTATGATGAAAGAAATATAACATGCTGTCTGTTTGTGTCTGTCTTATTCCCGATGGTTACAATCGTATCTCCAGCCTTCGGTATCATACTTCCGCTGTCACAATCTGTAATAGACAGATCTATATAGTCGCTACCAACTCCGACAACACGCCTCCAATAATACTGGTTTGACACATCCTGAGAAACGTTTTCCTTCACGTTGAACTCGCGGCATTGGGCCAAGTCATCTATCGCAAATTCATTTACGATTTCCTTTTCTCCATCGGTGTTATTGAAGTAGCATCTATATACCTGCTCACCTCCAGCTAACACGGCAGATAGCGGGTCGTTGGATTTATCAAAAAGCTGGCTCCCCGCTTTATCAAACAGGGTTTCTGACTCTCCACTTAGTATCTCCACCTTGTTGCACTCCATACTTGCTGGAGAAAGGACAATGCGTCCACCTACGTGAGACAAATGTTTAATTTCAAGGGTGTCAAAGTATGCCTTCAGCCTGATGTATATCTCATCGGCTTCTATGTAGCTTTTACCGGTCTTCGGGTCGCGCTTGACAACAAATCCAGTGCCGAACGGGCCGGAGGTGAAGTCTCTGGATTGGATATTGTCGGAAAGAAGTCCTTTTAAAAAGGTGATTATCCCGGAAGCGGTATCGTCCTTGTCTTTTCTGAGGAACATGGCCAGCGAGCGCAATGCCGAGAACACGTTGCTGTCAGAGGCAGGGGTCGAGTCGTTCACCTTGATGACGTATACACCGCTTCCTCCACTACCCGTATAAGTCTGTCCCTTGTATGTAAGTGAGTCAACCTTATCCTCGATTTCTCCGATGCGTGAATAAGGCATACTTTCCCCGATGGTATAGATAGGGCTGTCCCAAGGAATATCCAAGTTCATCTCCCAGCCCAATACACGGGAGATCCGACCGTTCTCAAAGTAGGTGTCGTCAACCAGATTGATGCGTTGGCCGAACTCGAACGTGCGAGAAATCAAATCCTCTTTCACCCATGAACTGCTGAGGGTAGTAGGGTAGGTGCCATCGTCCTTCTTCACCTTGTCAGCGTACTTCTGTGCTTTTTCCTTCAGTTCTTGTTCGGCTTCAGGGATATACTGGTCGGACACCAGTTGGATGTCAAAACCTGAAAGAATGTACTGGTCGCCGTCTGCTGGACAGATGGTGTTGTCGGGTAGGGGGCGACCATAGTCTTCGTTCCTCACAATTTCCCAAAGCTGTTCGCCACGGTTCTCGTCCTTTGGTGATGGGTTGAAGATGACGCCGAACTCCATGCCGTTCAGCTTTCCGGACTGGAATCTGATTTTCAGTTCTTGGCCTTCGATGATATACTCCTCCTTGAACTCCAGCCCTGTGTCCTTGTAGCGGTAGTAGGTGACGGTTTCTTTCGTGCCGTCCTCATTCTCCACTTCTTCGGTACGGGTGTGAACATCGGAAAGGGTTCCTATCCGTCGGGGATAGACATCATCGAACACTACAACGTCCTCGATGGCTTCTTCCTGCGACATGCCTTCGTATGCGTCTATATAGGGAGTGTCAGCCGGTAGCATCAGGCGCTTCTGGACCACGCCATTGATTACCGCCTGCTCTTCGGTAGGCCTGTAGTTCGTGGGGATATTCTTCGTTGAACCGAACGCATAGATGCGGGTGGCATAAGTGCCCTGACTTTCGCTGCGGGTGATAGACGACGCTTCGACACCACGCTCGATTTTAACGGCATCCCCGAACTCATTTCGCCCAAAATGAATTACGTTGTCCGTTATCCAGCAATCGCAGTTCCACTTATCCTCACCCGCCATAGAAAACAGGGCATCCAACAGGTTCATGTTGTCGTAGGTCATCGCCACGGCCTTGTTCTCTACGGTATCGTCTATGCTGAATGTGAAGTCTGTTCCTCTGTAGGTATATCCAAGTGCTTTCAGGTTCCGGAGGAATACGCCTAACTGCACGTCAAGGGCGGCAGTAAGCGACCATGACGCTTCGCTACCTGCTTGTTCAGGGGTGTATTTGAAAATCTTATTTTTCCACTTCCAGTAGTAGGCATTCATCTGAAGCTCGTAGTCATAGCCTCCGGTGGAAGAGTTATAGGTGGGCTTTTGCAGGTCGGTTATCTCATAGATTTTGGCCAGCTTGCCACCAAGGGATTCGTCAAGCACTCCGGCAAGGTCCACGTAATCGCCCAGTTTGAACGGGATGGGGGAGGGCACCGAGAAGGGAAGGATAATGTAGTCCTCTTTCATCAATGTAAACTTTCCCTTGGCCCCATTGTTGATTGGGGTTGAAAATCTTACTTGGCCGGATATGTCTTTAATTTCAATCATATCCCCAAAGTTCAGAAATAGAAAATGGAAGCCCTAATAATCAGGACTTCCATTTGAAACAAGATGGAAAAGGTTCGTTATTCGCTTCTGTCGGTAGGGTTTGGTTCTTCGAATTTGCTCGACACCTTACCAAAACACCTGTCTAAACTCAATCCATAAGAGATGCTTTTCCCCAGATAAACCAGCTTGAAAACCTCACTTCCGATAGCGGGAATTTTGATGTTTACAGCTCCCTTCTCTAGTTCTGTCTGAAAGGCTTTCTTCTTTGTCCGGTAGTCGCTTTCCGAACTTCCTTCAATGGTAAACTGGAGGGTGATTTCCCTTGATGCTACTTTTGCGTTGTCGGTTATTACCTTCTTACCGTGTTCCAGTCGGCTTTCATTCTCAATGTAGTCTTTCATCTGGTTGAACCCGTCGATGGCATCAAGGAACCCGTCGCCCATGCGTACGCCCCAAGTAGAGAAAGCGTCTTTTCCGTTGATGATTAAATCTCCTGTCATAGTCTTGATGTATTACGTTTCACTTCGGCGATGTCAGCCTGCATCTGTTTGATGGGTTTGACGATTTCACCTGTATTCTCTCTGATCTGCTGCAGTTCCAAGTAGGAATTGGCCAGTATGGTACGTGTCTCGTCGGCGATGTTGTACATACTTGATGCTTGGGACGTCAGGGCGCTGATGGAGCCACGCAGTTCGGTGATGGCCACCGTCTGTTGTTGTTCTGCCGCCTCGATGCGTAGATTGGATTCATATACGGCGGTAAACCGGCCACTCAATTCGCCTGCATCTTCGTGGGTCATTTCGGTGCCAAATCCACGACTAGAAGCGGATTGCTGTTCAGTGGAAGAACTATCCCACCCCATAGCCTGCATGATGGCATCACGCTCGGCCAAAGCATCGCTGACCATCTGGTCCCACTGTGCTTTCAGGTCGGCTTGCTCTGTGCCCGTCAGTTCTCCACCTTCCATGGCATTTGCAAAGTTCTTATACCAATCCTTCAACCGTTTGGCATATGTGTCCGACATCATGCTCTCAACCACTGCCTGCTGCATCATCTTCTCAAAATTCTCGGCAAAGTCTTCTGCATCCGATTCCATGTCAAGCAGGCTGTTCTTAAACTCATCACGGACGGTATCAAATGAGGTATCGGTCAGTTTCTCACGATAGGCATCTTCCAGTTCCTCCAGTTGTTTCCAGTAGTCGATGTAGCTATCCATGTACTGCGAAGCATTCTGATAACCATCATCAGCATATTGCTTGATTTTAGAGTAAAGGTCAGTGGCTTCATTAGCTACATTGTACATCTGTTCACTGGTCAGGTTCCAGAAGTCGCTGGCACTCTTTACCGAAACTCCGGCCGCTTCGCTGATACGACGCCAGTCTTCGGCCGACATGGCATCGTTGATTTTCTTGTTACTAGAATGTGTACCTCCGATGCCAAGAAAACCGTTGCTGTAGGCAGCGGCCGAGCGTTGCATCATCTCTTGAGTGTTGGCCATCTGTTTTTCAATGTTCTCTTTCTGCTGCTCGTAGATTCCTGTTGCATCGGCCAGCGCGCTGTCGTCCATTTTGTCGGCCAAGTTGTCGAGTGAGTTAATCAGGTCTTGGTTGGAAAGTGACAGCCTTTCAAGATCTTCTTGTAGATGTGGGTCGCTCTCACCTCCAAAGTCTATGCCTGTCCATCCGAATACTGTATTCCATGCTCCATAAGCTGCATTTGCCATAGATTTAACTACATTCCCGATAAAACCATCCAAACCTTGTGAACCAATATTATCAAGCAGAGAAAATATGCTTCCAATTATTCCAGAGATTTTATCGCCACCTTCTCCCACTATATCCAAAATTCCACTTACCAAATTACCAACAGATGTCAGTGATGAATCAGAACTACTACCCAGTTCATTGATAGCATCAGAGAGCGAGATAAGGTTATTTCGAGCTTTATCTGCGGATTTTTGCACATTATTTTCCGCATTCTGTTGCTTCTTCTGTGCATCATTCAACTTCTTTGTGGCAGCAGCTTTTTGTTCATCTGTTCCGCTTTTCATGGCTTCGTTGTATTCCTCCTGCGCCTGTGCCAGTTCTTCCTGTGCTATGGCCAGTTCGTTTAATTGTTCCGGCAAATCAGCCAAGAGTCCGCCTTTGTCGATAAGAGTTGTCTGAATGTTATTCAACGCCTCGTCAATGACCTTCTTCTGGTCAACGGCCATGTTCTTGTATTCTTCGGAGTTCTTGAAACCCTTCAGCTGTTGCTTTACCTTGTTCAAGGATTCTTTAGAGACCTTATCCAAATCACCAAATACAAGTTCCCAGTTGATACCCTGTTTCAGTTTTTCGAGGTCGATGCCAGAAAGAGCCTGTTCCATCTCCTTTTGGAGTAGTTTCCCTTGCCAGGTGTCTGCCCCACCCGCTTCTGCTATTTTCTTTGAATATTCCTCCGTGATGGCCTGTTGCTGCTCCCTGAATGTACCGTAGTTCCTTAGATACTTGTACATGGCCTCTTGTTCGGCGTCAAGTCCGTTGAGCATTGTTTGTACCATATCGTTTACAGCTTCTGTCGTTTCCTGCTCAGCGGTATCAACCCGTTTCTGAAGGTCTTGGGCAAAGGATTGCTCTAGTTTGGGGAACGGAGAGGACTCTTTAATTTGCTTTTTCTTATCCACGTCTCCTCCGAGTTCTTTGTAGGCTTTTTCCTTCGCTTCCATATCTTCACGAGCTTTCTTCACTTGCTCGGATGTAGCTTTCTGGTCTTTAATGAGAGCTTCATATCCTTGTTTGGCTTTCTCCCAGTCTGCTTTTGCTGCTGCAAGGTCTTGTTGATAGGTAGTTTGATTATTTTTTGATTCAATACGTGACTGCTTTGTTGATTTAGCCGTATCAATAAGCGTCTTAATGTCTTTCACTTCAAATAACGCTTCATCAGACAAAGAACCTTTTACATCAATAGGAAGACGCATTTTTATCTTACCATTTTCGCCTTTCCCCTTTATTCTTTTTTCGAGTTCTGATATATATCGGTCAAACTCGTTAATATCAATATTCTTTAAACTGGAAATGAATTGTTCGGAAATGCCTTTTCCCCTTTCTTGCAAAATAGCATCCCTATCATGATACAAACCCTCAAGTTTTTTTAGAGATTCACGTGCAGCTTGTGTGCCTTTCTTCATCGTTACATTAAATTCCTCTACTGCTATCCTCTTGTTTAATTCAGCAAAATCATTCTTTTGCCTTTCTCCTGCACGTTTTGCATCTTCTTCGGCAATCTGCCGTTTAAGTTTGAGTATATCGGCCAATTTAATACTCTCAATGTCGTACTGAGTGAATATTTTAGGGTATTCTTTTCGTAATTGGGCCAAGCTTTGCCCTCTTTGTAAGTCAGATAAAGCTATATCTCTCGAACTTTCAACAAGAGCATCAATTCTTCTTTTATGTTCTTCAGCTTCCTTTTGTGCTTCCTGCTGTCTCTCATTCAACCTTTTCTGGGCTTTTTCTGCTTCTGTTGAACTATCATGAAACGCCCACATCGTAGCCACTAATCCAGCCAACACCGTAGCTACAGCCACGTAAGGATTAGTCAGCATTGACGCATTTAGAAGCATTTGCGCTTTTCTTGCAACAACCCTTGCACTAGTTAATGCTATTTCTGCTATGGTATGTTTGCTTGTGGCCACGGTTGCAAGCATAAGAGCAGCGCGATAAGTACCATAAGTTGCAATTAGGCCTATCAACACCTTACCTACCGTTTCATAGTTTTGTATCAATGAAGTAGTAGCTTGAATACCTTTCATTATAACCCCCTCGGATGCTTGGCCTATTTCATTGAAAACCGCATCTAATGCGTCTTGCATCATTGAGATTTGACCATTTATTGTTTTGGAAGCATTCTCTGACATTTGATAGAATTTTCCTCCGGCCGAAGTCGCATCTATAAATGCCTGCTGCACCATTTCTGCAGACAATGCCCCCTTTGACATTTCATCTTTTAATGTGGCAATAGATTTTCCTGTTTCCTCTGAAATAACTTGTAATGGATTAAATCCAGCGTTTATCATCTGATTCAGGTCTTGTCCCATCAGTTTTCCGGCTGCAGACATCTGGGAGAAAGCCAAAGTAAGTGAATTAAATTTTACGCTATCTCCCATTGAAATATCTGATAATGCCTGTAAATATCTAATAGTGTCTTCTGCCTGAATATTAAATCCAAGCATCATTTTTTCCGCACCTACCATGTCAGACATAGTAAGTGGAGAAATTTTTGCCAACTCTTTAATTTGGGGAATTAGTTTGTTGGCCATATTCTCACCTACCAACGTTTCAATGGCCGTTTCCATAGATTGAAATTCTCCACGAACACGTATAAGTTCAGAAGCGAATCCTTTTAACGCTGTGACACCTCCTATAATTCCCAATACTTTTGTTAGTGAGAGAGACATCTTTTCGTTCGCTTGAGCAGTTTCTCCAGCTTCTTCTCTAAAGGCAGAGTATTCATCTTTTAGTTTTTTAACAGAAAGTCGAGCTTCTGCTTGTTGCTGTATAAGTCCAAATAAAGCAGCTTTTTCTTCTTCAAGAGCTTTTTTAGCAGCTTTATATTCAGAAAGTTGCTCTGTTGCACCAAATGGATTTCTTTTTAAGGAAACTTTGTATGCTTCTGCTAATCGTTTGACATCATACTCCACATCTTTCACGACCTTTTTCTGGTCAATAATCTTTTGAGTAAAATCATTTACCGTTTGTGATGCGTTGTAAATTTTTGTTTTGAAATCATGTTCCATCGTTGCCCCTGCCTTGGCCGCTTCAGTCACCAGCCCCATCATCTGCTGACGGGTAGATGCCAGTTGTGTTTCTAAAGCCTTAGCAGCTGCCGGAGCTTTATTCACGTCCATCTTTTTGAGCTGGGATTCCAGCTTCTCACATTCCTGCCTCAGACGAATAACCTCGTCATAGTCTGAGCTTACTTTGAAGTATAGTGTCGCCATTTATTATTTCTTATTTCTTCTTCTGCGCGAAGCCATGTCCTTACCCTTTACCTTTGTAACCTTGGTCCCGGTAACAGTATGGAGCTTGTCACGCTGCATGATTACTAAATTTCTGTATGGTATCTCATAGACCACTTCCCGGTATGACAGATGCAGATTTTCCATGAACGATGCAATCTGTCCCAAGAGCGTATCATTTCCTACAACCTCGGTTTCGCTGCCAGCAGGCTTACGTTCTTCGCCAAGCTGACAGCTTTGAGAAAAACCTTGGAATCAATCATGGAAAGGGTTTCATCCAAGGCGTCCACCACCTCGTCCAGTGTACCCTGTGACAATTCTTCATTCAGACTTTCGTCTCCAGCAATCAGCCACGAAAGAGCCTTGCTATATGCTGTACTATCTCCAAGGGATAGCAACACTTCTCTTAAACTTTCAGCCTCTTGTACACCTGAAAGATGAGAAATGGCTCCAGCCAACTTGTGGATCGTTGGCGGGTAGACCGTGTAGCTCTTCCCATTAACGATTATTGTCCTAAAATCACTGCCTATAATGGATTCTGATACTATTTTCGCTCCTTGATTCATAAATAAAAAGAAAATGGGTGGAAGCTAAAAGCCCCACCCGTTAAACAATTCTGAAAACTAACCTGCACCTTCTTGGACGAGAGTTATTTTTTTCTCTACAGTCTTGAAAGCATCAGACAGAGAGGTAGGTATGCTTCCCGACTGTGTGGTATAGCCTTCCTTCGATACCTCATAGGAGACGGAAGTCCCAGATTTCACCCTCTTGGTCTTAACCGTCTGCCCGTCCAGCTTAACTGTTGCATCTGAAGGTGTTGCTATTACCGCAACATCTGTTCATGCTTCCTTTACCTCTTCTGAATCGAACCAGTATTCCGGAGCAATAGCTGAGTCTTTCGGCTCCAGTTCCACGGCACTTACCGGAAGGCCGATAGCCTTGTCTGTCGTCGCTTCACGGGCACCGATGTCGGCGCGGGGAATGACGCAATACTGGTCGTCTTCGGTTTGGGCCACAATCAGCTTTTCGATGTTCACCTTGCCTCTTGCACGCTTCCAACCTTTGTCCGTGTTGATGACATCACCTCCCATGAGGTCTTTTTTTGTCGGATAGTCGTACTCGCCAATCGTAAAGTTTACTGTTACGTCGCCCATATCCTTATCACTGCGATAGGTCTGACCTGTGAGCTGGTTTTTATAGTTGGTTCGGCTTGCCTCCGCTTCTTCAAGCGTCCACGTATCCTGATGGATGTTCTTCACCTCTTTCAGGGTTTCACCCTGCAAGAGAGTGTATAACGCCTGCCCGGTCAAATCTTCTGTGATAGCACTTGTTTCGCCATACCAAAGTTTTTTGATATTCACGGCGGTGATTTTCTTTGCTTCTGCCATATCATTTTACATTTAATACTTCAAACAAAATTCTTACATTCACATAGTGACACTTTAAGGCAGTGTCCTCCTCGGTTCCGATTGACTCGATGGAATAATGATAGGAGGTATCGTCATAGCGTCCGGTTACGCCGTCAAACAAATCTTGTGCCTGTTTCTCCAGTTCGTTCAGCCGGATGGAGTTGGCTTCGCCTTCCTTCAGGTCAGGAACGCAAAGATTCACCTCAACGAAGGATTTCTTCCAGTACGCTCCCGGCTGTTGCTTCTTGGCGTGAATGACAACTCTTTCGGATTTCATTACCCCTGTCAGCTTCTTGCCGTGGGGAACGATGGCTATACCGAAAGGCTGGCAATCACGGTAGAGTATGTTCGCTATATCGGTAGTTACTATCATTTGATCTCCTCCTTCAATCGTCTCTCAGCAAATAGGGCCGCGCCAGTCAAGACTTCGTAACCTTTGGATTCAACAAAAGAAGCGTATTCGGCTTCATTTCTCAACTCCAAGCCATCATCTTGAGCTGAATACTTGTTTGACTTTCTAAGGTTTCCGGTACGGTTCTGATAGCTGCCATTCTTTACGGCATAATCGACAGCCTCCTTTCCGACCTTCTCCTCAACGGCTTTCACCTCGGCATAGCCCTGCTGGAAGAATCTGTCCACGTCCGAAAAATCAAACTTTACATCCATATCTCTGAGTAACCAAAATAATTCGTATTCTTCACCATGTAAACCTTGCCGCTTCCCCGGATATTCTCACCATCCATACACCTGACTTCATCACCAGCCTTCAGAGAGATTTTCTTCTCACAGACTACATGGTAATTCGGTCGATACACCTCACCGTTCTCCGAAGTAAACTCCTTGGTAGAGTTATCGTCACACCGGCATCGACATACGTCCTGCCAGCTTTCGCCACCGGTATCGGGAATGGGCCGGCCGAACTCGTCCGTTTCCATCGGAGTGGTGACTTTAACCTGTAATGTATGTGGAGCGAATATCATAGGAATCTGACTTTAGGTTTATCTGAAAGCGTATCTTCAAGCCCGTACTTCTTGCACAAAAACGAGTAGTATTCCTTTACTCCCTTGATGTCCCAGGACATAGAGAAACCGTTCTCGCTGATGGAAGTTGCACGGAGTAATAGAGAGGGGATGAACTTCGCCATGGCCACCGAAATCAATCCGATGTTTGACGGGTTCATCTCATCCTCTCCGCTTATCATTGAAGACAGACTTATCTCCAAAAGGTCAGCCTCCGACAAATTAATGCCGAAGGTCTGAAACTTCTGTGATATGTAGTTGTTTACCGTCATGCGTTCATGGTGGTCAAATCGAAGTTCACAATCTGGTTCGGGGTCGAAATCTGCGGAATCCACTCGGCTGTGTATTCCAGATAACGACCATTACCATCCTTATAACCGGAGATCAGCATGTCACCGTCGGCTTGGCTATAGTTACGTCCCGGTACACCATCCACTGCCTCGTATGGTGTGTGAAAACGCATGTAACCAACCTTATCCTGCGGAAGCAAGGTAATACGGTCGTCTGCGTAAATCTGTACGTTCTTGCCAGACTGGTCCAGAACATAGTCTTCCTTGATTTCGATGGCAGGAAGCCCGATGCCTGTAAATACAGAAGATGCCAGTTGGGAAGTAATCAATCCAGTCGACATGTACATCTCGTTGCCAGTCAGCTGCATCTTGAACTTGTCGCCGAACTCGCTTGAACCGATGATGTTCTTCACGAAGGTACCTCGTGACATAATCATCTTCGGGAAGGTGCCGTAAACGGCCTTCAGCTCGTTAATCTGTTGCTGCAGGTAGGTGATGAAGTTGGCCTTCGCTCCAGCTTCGGGAGTGATGAACTTGAACGGAAGCTCGATGTCCAGCAGGTCGATGCCGCCGGCATTGTCGTCCTTGTTCTTCACTTGGGCCTTTCCTGTCATCAACAAAGAACCTACAACGATGTCCATACGCTTGTGAGCGGCAAGAAGCACTTGACGATAGTCGTCGTAGATGAAGTTCACGATGTCCTGCATGGCGGCCACCTGGTCGGCGGTCTTGGCCGCATTGAACTTGTCCACCAAGTCCTGAAGTTCGGACAGGCGGTCGATGGAAATCTGGTAGCGGTCGCCCAAATAGGCAATCTCACCATATCCCGAACCGATATTCCGGCGTTCACGGATAGGCTTCTCCCCATAGCGCGAATTGATGGAACCGGCCATCACGCCTGTTACCGTACCGATGTAGTCCTTGAATACACGGGTAGTTGTACGGCGGAAGTCGAGGTACTGCTGCCAGTAGATTGTATCCTTACGTGTCTGAAGGACGCGCTGAATAACAGCGTTAACGATGTTGGGGTCGTTAAACAGAGTATAAATAGTTAGCATCATAATTCGTGTCCTCCTAACTTTAAGAATTAGCAATTACACCTGCTGTTCTCAGTGAGGCCAACAGGGCATTAATCTTGTCTTTTTCGTCACCACCTGCGGCATCAGCCACAGCCACTCCCTGCTTTACGCCACCGATGGCAGAAGAAGAAGCATTAGGAAGTGTGTACTTGTTGGCGTTGGCGGCTATACCGTCCAGTTTTTTCTTGTCTGTCGCGCTCATCAGTCCGCTCGCCGACTGCGTGGCGTCCGTGTAAACCGTGCCGCCTTGCGCTTTCACATCGGGAGCGTTGAACTGGAAATGCGGCATGTTAGCCTTATCAATGCCAGAGAAAGGCATAACCAATTTAGTAGGCTCGATTTCAAATGCTCGCATCAAAAGGGCGACTAATACGATGCCTTCTTCAACTTGTACTCTTTCGTACAAAGCTGAGTTAGCAATGACTTTCGGAGTTGTACCGTTTACTGCTGTAGCTTCATAGAGTACAGCACCAGCTTCCAAAGTATCACCAAAGTCTGCTGCTAACGTCAACTTATCGAAAGCCTTATCTGATTTGTCGATGGAGTTGATGGTTGCTCCATGTGCACCGTTTCCAAGATGCATACCCACATAAGCCAAAGAGTTCTTCTTGATCTTCAATGTGGTGTTGGAACCGGTTGTAAATTTCTCATAGACTTCCACACGGATAGCCACTTGGGCAGTTTTCTTTACCAAGTCTGCGGCGATCGGCGTGAAGGATGGAAGGAACGAACCAGCGACAAGGTTGGTCGTGTCCAGCTTGTAAGGGCCTCTGCGTCTGCGTCCGGTCTCTACGTCGTAGCGTTCCTCGACAGACGGTTCAGGCTCCATGTTGTACTTAAATCCTGCTGCCATAAATTACTTGTTTTGTTGTTCGACAATAGATTTTGTGTCCGCCTCAATCATTCTGGCGAATGCGCTCGCCTCCTTCTCCTGCTTCTGTTCGGCTGTCTCAGGTGCTTTAGCGAACTGGAAACCGCTGTTTGACATATCCTGCTTCATGTCCTTGAAGTAAGTATCCAAGTCCGTGTTTTCAGGAATATTGCGGTCTTTCATCATAAATTCGGGAATACCGTACTTCTTGGCTACTGCCGAGATCTGAGAATTGCGCTGCGCCTGCGCTTTCTCTGCTTCGTATGCAGTCAGCTTTTCGGAAAGACTCTTGTTGGAATCAATCAAAGCCTGGGCCCATGCAGGAACATCGTCTTTTTTCTCATCCTTCTTTTCGTCTTTCTTTTCTTCCGGTTCCTCGATTGGTTTTCCGTCTTTCAGTCCATGCTTCTTCTCGTAGTTGGAAACAGCGGAGGTCTGAGCTTGTCCTGCACGGAAATCACCATAGTTTTGCATCACGTCCTGAAATGAGATACCCTCAACGATGGAGGTCACCTTCGTCTCGTCCGTTACACCCTCAGCCTTCTTTGTGGCGATGCGGGTCAGTGTGGCAGTGTCCGCACCCGGAAACTTCGTTTGCAGTCCTGCCAAGATTTGTTCAAAGATTGTCATACCGTATGAGTTTGATTAATAATTTCATACGGTAAATTTACAGATAGAGAAGGGGAGGGGGAAATTTTAAGGCCAACGATACGAAACAATTAGGGGAATGTTCGTTTTTAGGCAAAAAGAAAGCGTGACTACTGTAGTAATCACGCTGAAAGAATATTAATCTTGAATCGTTTTACATCGCACACTCATGTTCCAGTTCGTTGGTAATGGCCTTGTTGATGAAATCATTGATGGTCATTCCCGTATTTGCTGCAAACGCAGCTACACGAGCGTGAAGTTCAGAAGTCATACGCAGATTGAGTTTCCCGCTGAACGGTTTTACCGGCTCAACACCATCCGCCTTGCAACCTTCGAGATAGCTGTCAATTCCTTCTTCAAAATCCTTTCGGAGTTCGTCGATGGTGGTTCCTTCATAAAGAATCAAGACCTTGTTTCCCATTCCTTGTACCTTACCGCAAAGACAATTATCCTCTTTGCTGTATTCCACAGAACCTTTATAACCTTTATATTCCAAATAATCCATAACTCTTTATATTAAACCGTTATTCTTCAAATGTTGGTAAATCGCTTTCATCATCCACGCTTTCATTATGCTTCCCGGGTGCGGACGATGTATATCTATATACTGCCCAGTTTTTTCGTTCTTGAAACGAATGCGGGAACCGGAAGTAGCTCCTTTGTTGTGCTTGGCGTAACCGAAGTAGCCAAGTAAAGAAAGGGTCTCTTCAAAGGTGAAATCCTTTGGCAGCTTCTTGAACCGTTCTATCAATTTCTCTTTCGAACCCATTGTGTTTTCGTTTTATGCAAAGGTACTAAATTTGGTACTAAAAACAAAGCCTTTTGCACAAAAAAATAGCGATACCATAAAGATACCGCTATTGGAATGTTCTATATTTAAGATTTTGAATAGGGATATTTTGTATTAACCCCGAAATTTTTCTGCCAACAATGTTCTGTTTTTAATCTTTTGCTCCATTGCTCTTTAACGTAGAAAGCTGTTTCTGCTTCTCGATGTCGTTCTTTTGCTTTTCAGCTTGATCCTCCTTGATGGCTTCAATCTCGTCCAGAACAGAATCCACGTTCCCGACAAAGGTAATGGCCCGCTGTTGCGACCAAATCTCCCCGTCTTTGGCCTTGATGGCAGTGTCTATCTTGTCTTTGATGTTCTCCAGTCGGTAGGGCTGCATCTGTACGTCCACGTCGATGGTTTCGGAAGCTGCTTCAAGAGTCGTGTTCACGGAACCCAAGGCGGAGACAAGGAAATTCACCCGTCGCTGCATGAACTCGCCGACCGTTTCATTCAGGTTTTCAACGTTCAGGTGGGTGGACATGAATACATAATCGAAGGCCACGCCTGATACCGCACTTCCAGCACCTTTCAATGAATCGAAGGAGATACGAGGAGTATTCGTCAGGCTGTATATCTGGCTGAATAGGGTCTCCGCTTCGTACTTCACCGTTTCGCTCGCCTGGTTCCAAGTGAGATATTGGGCATTCGCTCCCTGTCCGGTAAGCTGGACAATCCGATTCTTGAACTCACCGGAGAAGTTCTGTACATCGCCAAACAGCATGAGGATAGGGAAGAAGTGATAGTCGATGCAGTCCGCATAGTTTGAAAGGAGCTTCTCCAGTCTTACGCGAAGGCTCTTGATCTTCTCGCAATATGCATGAGGGCGATACATATAAATCACAGGCATCTTCTTGAACCCATGAGCGAACGTACCCTTATCTGTCCAGTTGCTTGTCAGCTCCCACTGATAAACCATATCCTTGGTGATGGTCATGAAGCAGGTGATCTCTACGTCGTCCAGGTCTTTCTTCTTGTACTCTCGGGAAAGGGCTACCAAATCCCCGTTGTCATTGAAGAAAGGGTAGAGCTTGTCACCCCGGAACGGAGACCAGAGGGCGCTCTTCAGACGGTACTCGGGTTTGGACTTTCCGAAAATCTCTGTAACCTTGCGCTTGAGCTTGGCCCAGAAACCATCATCTTTCACTACATACCAGTATTCGGCCACTTCCTGTTCGGCCAGCCACGCCCGGACAACTTTCTTATTCTGGTATTTCAGTTTGTTTTTCTTGAATACCTGCTTCAATGCAGAAAGAAGGCTTTCTTCCGACTGGTCCGGCTGGCAGTCAAGAACAGGCTCTGTACCTACGGTGAAAGCCGTCTGAAGGTTTACGATATCCTGCTCAATGGGAAGGGCGATGCGGTTCGGCTCTACTTCTTTCTTTACGGCCGGTTCTACATACTCTTTGCCGGTGATCGGGTCGGTTATTCTCTCTTCCGGCTTGGTAGTGATCTTAATCTTCGGGTATTTCTCTTCATCTATCACTATCTCGTGCTTGTTCGGATTCCAGTCGTTGTAGAGGGTATGAGCGTTGGGAAGCTCGGTTTTGCGCCCTTTCTTCAGGTAGTAGATTTTTCTCTCTACTTCGGGTATAGCTAAAATTTCTTCTAATGTTCTCATATACTAATTTTTAATGTCCAAATACTTCTGATAGATTTTTCGGTTTCATAATCTTGCCAAGTAAAGCTGATAAAACATAGTACCGGGAAGCATCTACCGCGTGATTATTGGCGTCCACAGGTGTATTGATGTAATTTCCATCTTTGTCTTTGTCCCACACGTAGTTTCTTAGCTCCTTTTGCAGATTATATGACCGTTTTGTCACGAAAATCTCCATATCTTTCATTTTATCAATACTTGCAACGATAGAACCTGCACCTTTTTCGGTGGCATAGATTCTAACTCCTCCGTTATGGATTTCTTGGATAAGTCGAGGATCTGCGCTGTCTGCATATACCGGCAGATTCCACGGACGAAGTGACTTGATAATATCGGAAGATAATAGGTTGGTCCTGTAATCAATCTCGTCAAGATAGATCGCGTTGTCTACGATTCCACATCTCACAGCTGCCGTAACGTCAACACTATACCCGAAATCCAGTCCGATTCCTACCTTCTTGCACCACATCGGGAACTCGTCCACAACGCCCCATTTCTTGAATACGGCACCCTCGGCCACATCTGCCCATCGGCCGATAACGGTATGGGCATATTTTTCGGGGTTATTCTCCTTCATTTCCTTGACTTCATTCAGGAACTCAGGGGAAAGGTTCTCAATGTTGTCGAAATAGGTGGTATGGATATGAAGGACATTCGGATGGGTGGAAATCTGCACCTGTACACCGTCGATCTCCACCAGCTTGTGGGTGTTCTCAATGAAACGCTTATAGACCCAGTGGTTTGAGTCGGTCGGGTTCATTACGATGATGATTCTGTTCTGGATTCCTTTCTGACGGATGGAAAGCATGATGGTTTCAAATTCTTTCTCGGACACCCATTCCTCCGCTTCGTCCACCACGAATGTAGTTATACCGTGAATGGATTTCAACTTGGCCGTCTGTACGCCCGATGATGTCTTGATGCCTCGGAACATGACACACCCGCAACTTCGCAGGTTCTTTACGTCCGTCTTAGTGCTTCTGAAATATTTGGAGTGGCCATCCAGGTCCACCTTCTCCATAAACTCCGGGATGACGGACATGTGGGCGGAAACCATCGTGTAACGGGTATATAGTATCTGATGGACGATTCTCTTTTCCGGGGACGGGTGGCGCACCTCGAAAAGCAATCGCTCAATGAACGTAGATACATTGAACGACTTACCGCTTCCACGTCCTCCGGTTACAAGAATGATGAACCTGTCCTTGTTGTGGTAGAGCGGCGCATATATTTTCTGGGGTTTAATCTTCACTCTCGTTCTCCTCCATCCATTTGTCTATGTCTATACCATTCTCGCGGTGAAGGTCATTTTCTTCATCCTGCCGGCGTTCAACCTTTCTCCATTCTTCGTCATGGTGGTACAGCCAAACAGACATCGCCTGAAGGTTCGGAGCCAGCTCGCTTTCACTCACCTGAAGCTCTTCTTCTCCGGTCAGGTTCCCGTCCTGATCCTTCAGTTTTCTCACTACGGTACTCTTGGTCTTGATGCCACCCAAAGCCATCGCAAGGAACTTGGCACGCACAGCTGCGGTGATTGTCGCACGCCCACGCGCTAATACTTCCGACAATTCTCTGTATTGACTTTTCTTTTCACAGAAGGTTTGCGGCCCCAGTCCGAGCGCAAAGGCTATTTCTTTGTCGGTGAACCCCTTTTTGGCATACGTTTCCACCTGGGAAAGAAATTTCTTACCTGTGTAGTCAAATTTAGGTTTCCGTCCCCTGTTAGATTTCATATTTAGAGATTCACGATTATCCATATCATTCAATCCTTTCTACCTGTTCATCGAATACCTCACCCTTGATAAATTTGGAGTAGGGGTCATAGCCGAATCTTTCGCAGAAGGCAGCTTTGGCCTCAAATGTATCGAAGGAGAGCATCAGATAGGCATCCATATCTTGTGCCTGCTTCTGGGCGGCATCTTTCACCTGCTGCTTTACTTCTTTCATGTGGGCCACTTTCTCGGCTCTTTCCATCTGCTTGGTAGCTTTCTCGGCTTTTTTCTGCTCTGTCACTGGGGCCATCATATCCTCCAGCGCATTCGCTATGGAGTTTTCTTCTTCGGTCTGAAGGAGAAAGTCACAGCCAATCATATTCAGGTCAGCAGCAGTCAGACCGGCATCCTGGTAATCTATATCCGGAACCAACCGGGCCAAAGCATCATAATCCCATGAACCTTGCGCGTTAGGATTGTTCATCAGGATGTTCAATTCCTTTTCCTGCTTTTCGTCTACATCAATGACATCGACGCGGATTTTGTAGTCGTTTTCCGGAAACTTCTGCAGTTCATCCATCACGCTCAGACGCTGGTGACCGGAAACAACGGTTAATCCGGTTCGCTTGTTGACTACGATTCCTCCAACCAGACCAAACTTCTTAATACCCCGCTTCAATGTCTTACGGGATTCCTCAGAAAGTTTTCTGGGATTATAATCCGCAAAGTGAATGGCAGAACGGTTAAGTTCTACCGATTCACTCTTAATATATTTGCTCAGTTCCATATTAGCCATTACTTAAACCTCTCGCTGCTTGCTGTGCTCTTGCATTTTGATAAGCTCGGTTAATTCTATATGCACGAACATAAGCACCGCTTCTATTCCAATTAATGTTACTATAAACTCTTCTGGCTTGCTCTGCCAGTTGAGCTTCTGTTTTTCTTCTGACTCAGCTTTCCTCCTATTAGTTTAATAAGTTATACTTCTTGTTATTACGTTTCCTATCGTGGAATGCCCAACATGATATTTCTTTGCAAGCTCACGATATGTATAAGTTCCACTTTGATAATCCTTAATAATTTCTTTTGCCATTTGCGATGACAATTTAGCATTGTTGTTTGCTGTCCCACTTTTCCCGTGGTTTAATCCTATCCTAAATGCGTGTTGCTGATTTTCTTTCAATGTACACCATTCAAGATTAGAAATTGAATTATTTAACTTATTCCCATCTATATGGTTTACGTATTCCTTGCCTTTAATTTTGGGAAGAAATGCATTTGCTATAAGTCTATGGACATAATGTCTTTTGCTTACGCCGTCAACCATAAAAACAACTCGCAAATATCCTTCAGATTTATTCAGCACTGGCTTAAATATTTTTCCTTTAATCCAACGCTTCCCATAAGCTCCATTAACAAATCTATCTACAGAACGTACACTTCCAAGATTACTTACTTGAAATATACCATTGTATCCGTCAATATTTTTCCAAACTTCATCCATTGTTATTTTGCTTATTATCATATTCAAATAAAATCCTACGGCTCATAGGGAATACTTGATATATTCTTTCCAAATCTTGAGGATAGTTTTCTCTTAGCCACAAAAAGCAATCTAATGAAAATCCGACCCCGTTTGAAGCCTTTAATGAATAGCGTATAGGTTGTGGGAGGTTATGTTGGCGCATATATGCCAATACCTCTTTTTGGGTGTAGTCGGCGAGGGGGTAGCACATTCCGTTGTTCTCATATCCGTTTGCTTCATAGCCTTTCAGCATCAGGCGGCGGTTCATGCCGTCGGCCTTCTTCATGCCCAAGAACGTGTAGTAAAGTCCGTATCTGAGCTGCATGGCCTTCACCACATCGGCCAGTTTTAAAAGTTTCACTTTCGGGTTTGGCACGCAATACAAACCACCACGAAGAATGTAGGTAAGATTCCAGTGAGGCACCTGAACAAACTCTATCCTCGGATATTTGGCTTTTACCCAGCCGATCCATCGTTCGATATGCTCTAATCCTTTGACGAAGTACATGAATACACAGACAATCCGGTCAAACTTCGGATAGATCATGTCCAGTAAGACCAAAGAATCCTTACCCAAGGACAAAAACAGCAAAGCCGCATCCGTTTTCTCACGAATGCGGTCAATGCTGCCGTATGTTCTTTCTTGCAGTGTCATGTTAGCCACCGGACATACCCAGTCCTACACGGACGTTGTAATACTGCTGACGGCGGTTGATGAAACGGCCGTTCTGTGACAAACCACCTGTTTCGGTAGTCAAACCTCTACGGCCACCTCGGTAGCCTCCAGTGGAATAAGTGCTTCTGTTTACTCTGACTCAGCTTAAAATTAATAGTTAGACATTATTTTCAATCACTCTGCCAAGGTTATAAACAACCTGTGCAGCCAGGTATGTTTCACCTTGGTATTTGTATTCTATCAAATTATGGTTCTCGTCCTCAAACAACTCGATCTTTGCGTCTTTGACTTCGACCAGTGCGCTGGCCCGATCTTTGCTGTAACCTACGAAGAACCGGATGGCATCATAGTGTTTAGGCTGCAGTTCGCCGTCTTTCTCGACACAATAGCCTTCAGCGTCCAGCTGGCAGTATTTCTTCTGTGTGTTGGGTCTGATTTCTCTGAATTCTTGTATTTTCTTACCTGCTATAATCTCGTCAAAGAACTTCTGTTTGATGATAAGAGTTAGTATTTCCATAATCGTGTAAGTTTTAAAATTAGTTGCGGAAACAGGACTCGAACCTGTGACCCCCACCAAGTCAAAGTGGTAAGCTAACCATCTGCTCCATTCCGCGATAGTACCTTTATCACAAAGATACCTAATTATGAAGACAATTTTAAACAACAATTCAACACATACGAAACAATATGCTAATTGTTTGCTAATAAATCCGGGGCGTGCCCATTGATGATACTTTCAACTATCACTTTTGCTTGTTCTATACCATCTTTATAGCCTTTGGCATAGTCCGTCCTTGTAGAAAGGTAGCTGGTATCATTACCCAGCCACTCGATTATTTCTTGCAGAATTTCTTTCTCTATCATAACCATCTTAAATTAGAGTAATACACACCATTAATTTTGGTATAATCGCCATACAATCTAACTTCGCCCCTATACATAAGGGCAAACCTTGAATACCCGATAAATGAATTGATAAGGCGATAAACTTCTTGGCTACCATATCCGTATCTCTTAATGGCAGGGTAAACCATCGTTTTGAAAGCGATTTCGCTGTCTGTCATGTCGCCCACTGGATATACATTTAAAACGCCGTTATGGGCGAAATAAACGCCGTCCTCGACGAACGGGTGGCAGTTAGCCCTACATATAGACCCATTCGTGGCCAGTCTGAAATGAAGAATGCAGTCCTCGTCGTCACCAACCTCTGACAGGTGGCGTAAGAATGTCCGATAATCAAGTCCCTTATGAAAATGATTGGTTGACACAAAACCGTAACCGTTGTGGTTTAGCTTCTTGATTTTAGCAAGAGTGTCCAGACTTGGCATCTGGACACCTTTTGGCTTATAGATAATGCAACACATAATTTATTGATTTTAATCGTGCGAGGCTCATGCAAGAACCTCAGCGCGTGATTTGAAGAATGATTTTTCTTTTGCAGTCAAGAAAGGTATCTCGTCGATTGAAGTTACTTCTGAACTCAGTACGTTCTTCTTGGACCAGGCCACCAACTTGGCACAGAAGTTTACCCAGTTAGAAATTTTTTCGAAGTCTGTAGAACCTTGATGCTGTCTGAACTCTATTGTTTGATGGCGAGAATAAGAGCAGGCGTTAACCTTGTAATACCTGTTACCACCCATTACATCATATACGTCTAATTTTGTCAGACACATAGAAAAGTCCTTACCTTGCAGTGTTCTGCACCATTGGCTATTGTTCGCACGTCTTGAACGTGCCATGAAAGTATCAATGACTTTTTCTAACTTCTGATAGTTCTCGAACACGTTAATATAGGCAGCGTCATGCAGATTTGCAGCCCCAATATGAACATGTAAGCCGGTAGATATATTCACTTGTGCACCCGCCTCATTCAAAGCCTTACAGCAGTTCTCGAGGCTTTTCATGCCAGCCTTACCGGTGAGGACTGGCGAGACACATTCAATAGGATTTTCGCCTCTGATAGATGAATCTGAAACGAACTTGTAGTAGTGGTTGTTATCAACGTGATTGTAACCCTCATACTGAAAAGGCATTGCGTTTCTCATTGCGCTTTCTCTCATAAGGTTGGCAGCGACCAAACATTCAATTTCAACGCCAAAAGTAAACTTGTGTACCTCTCTGACAGGTTTAGGCAGTTCTGAAAGCAGAAGTTCAATCTCATACTTTCTCAAACCTAACTTGATGAAAGCCTCTTTCTTTGCAGCCTTAGAACCTTTCATGTTTTTGATCTCTTGGATTTCTTCGTTCAATGTCTTCATAATCGTATGTATTTAAATTGTTATTACTTTTTGTTCGATGGTGCAAAGTTAAAGTAAACTTTATTACTTGCAATATTTTTGATTAAGTTTTATTTATCTATTAACATCATTTAATAAATCAAACTTTATCAAATAGTATTTTATTGATAAAGTTTACATATATTTGCGGAGCAATCACATTAAAGAGAACTTTATGAATTTACAACTGAAAGAAATCATGTCAGCAAGAAACGTAACATCCTCTTTGCTTGCTGAAAAGGTCGGCATCTCAAAGGTAGCTGTCAGCAACATCGTAACTGGTAAATCATTCCCATCACTTGACACATTAATGAAGATGGCAGACGTGTTGAACGTGACCATATCGGAACTGATTGGAGAAACTGAGTTTACTGGATCTGGATACATTATTTGTCCCCATTGTGGAAAGAAAATAAAGATAGAGAAAGGAGAATGAACAATAACTTACTTGAAAAGACGCTTGTTATTGCGACCAAAGCGCATGAAGGACAGAAGGACAAGGCTGGAAGTCCTTACATTTTACACCCGATACGGGTGTCAAACCGATGCCTCACTGATGAAGAGAAAATTGTGGCACTGCTCCACGACGTCATCGAAGATACCAACGTCTCCGCGTCCGATCTGCTTGCATCAGGTTTTCCTCGCAATATTGTGGAGGCCGTATTATCTGTGACCCGCAACGAAGGTGAAAGCTATGAGGATTTTGTCATTCGCGCCAAGCAAAACCCAATAGGCCGACAGGTTAAGATACATGATCTGGAAGACAATATGGACATTACCAGATTTAATCAACTTACAGAAAAGGACTTGGTGCGGTTGAATAAATACCTCAAGGCATACCGGTCTTTGATTGAATAAAATACCCCGAACCTTTCGGAACGGGGTCACTTGATCAGTCCTTTGACTTTCAGCCTTTCAACGATTTGGCTGTAAAGATACTCTATATCCTGCCGGAAATCCTTATACTGCTGGTAGATAAAGGAAACATCGGCGATATTGTTCGATATTACACAAGGGGAAACATCCGGGAATACACCGGCAATCTCTGCCCGGATACCATTCGGCAGCCGCCCGCCGGCCAGCACGCTGGGAGCGAACAGGAACAGCACGATGAAAAGAAACTTCTTACGCTGGGTAACGCTCTCCGGATTGGGCGGGCAGGCCATCCCGGCCAATAATTCCTTGAACCAGGTGTACAGCTCTGGAATGAGTGAAAAGTCGGTTAGGATGGGGGAGGAAAGCTCATTCTCTCTCTCGGATAATCTTGATTTCTGTTCGCGGATTGATTTCAACTCCACGATCGATGAAAATTCTTTTATCATAGCACGATTATTTTGATTGGAATTCTTATATTTGCATCATAATCGTGTGGGGGAGTTGGCTTCTAATCGTGTGGGCTGGCTCCCTTTTTTATTTTATGCCAAGTGATATGCGTTCAGGATGGCGAAAGTGTAGATGATGACCGTAACCAGACTGTCCAGGAACACCGCCCATTCTCCCAGCTTTTGAATCTGACTGAAACTCATGACCAGGACAACAAGGAAACATATCCATTGGCTTGAAAACAATCCTATCCCAGCAATAAAAGTCCGATGGTATCCATGAATAATGCAACATGAAGCCACGGATGCGCCATCAGATACCATCTTTTTGCTGTCTTATCCAGCTTCTGAAAGACTTTTGCATGGCGATACAAGGATTTACATTTGAGCAGCTTCACAAGCTCGTACAAGGCTTGTATGATGATTAAGGCGTAGAATACGTGTTTCATGGTCAGTAGTTTTTATCTCCGTGCTTGTACGGACGAAGTTCATTGTACTTCATCTTCTGTTTGATGTACCAGAAGATATCGATATTTCTGTCCCGACAGAAAGCGAATATCTCATTTAGGAGGATAAATGCTTCAGCCCTGTAGAAGTTGTCGGTGACATAGACACAGATTTTAAACATGGACTCCGTGAAGCTCATATCGGAATAGTCTTCTGTATCGCTTCCTTCGTAGTCGAAGCTATCCAAATCATATCCTCTCAACCCGGCCAAATCCAACAGACGAATACAAGCGTCGGAAAGTTCGTCCTCCACGCTGTCTTTAATATCATGCTTGAAAGCGTACATGAATTCCCCATCATCACGTTTCCTTTGTTTCATGTAATATTCAAAATTAGCCCGGTTAGCGTGCATTCCTTTCCGGTCTGCTTCCACTGCCTCCATCAGTTCGGATATAACCAGACAAAGGAAATGTTCATCACTCAGGTCTTTTTCGTGCCATCCGTGTGTTACTGCGCACTGGTAGGCTTTATCTCTTAACTCGTTCAAGTTCATAACAATTTATTTTTCTTATCAAAAATCATTTGTGCAATCGTACCGTATGGAGAAGTAAGGCGGTCTTTCATCTCTTTTGAAATGTCGTTTCTCCAATAATTAGAGTTCAATTCATCGCATATTTCAGAATACAATTCATTAAATAGCGATTTATTCCTTTTCATTCTAACCGGATGAATCATCCATCCGAACAACTGCATAACCCAATTCTTTATTTCCCCTTTTCTTGTTGGTATGTTTATTATTAATGTTTTCATCGCTTAATCCTCCAAATTATAATCCCAAAAACTTAATTTACCTTTCACATTCAGAACAGGCTTATCAAAAAGAACCGCATCTTTTAAAACCCAGTTCCAACACCCTTTCTCCGCCCAGACTGAAGGATGGTTCTGTACGCAATCGGCTATGATAACGCTGCCGATAATAGCTCCATGTGGTAATTTTTTTGCATTCTATTCCAAGCTTTTGAATATAAAGCTTAAATATTGCCTCTTCATTTACGATGCGCCCAAAGCCATCGTTTGCACTCGCATGTATCAGAACCCTTTGTCCGATGTACTTCTGAGGGCACTTCCATGTTCGGTTCTCGATGTCCTTAATACCGTGAGCGATTAGGCTCGCCCACGGCTGTCTGATGGATATTGCTTTCATGATCAATCCTCGTTTTCTTCCAATATCCTTAATGCAAGTTCAGGCTTCCAATTCTGAATGAACCCATTGCTGTCAATATCCATGATGATGTAATCCCCATATCCATTTCCCTTGGGGCACATGCAGCGTGGCACATAACCCTCATAAGAACAAATGGCATTGTTTCCATCGTCAAGCAGGTCGCAACTGAACTCGTCGCACACCTTATAATGAATTGAAGCGGTAGTGCCATCGACCCAATTAATTATGCGTCCATTGTCTATGTCGATAATCGGCTTCCAATGCCAGTCGTATGCCCGAAAACTTCTGTTTTGCTCTCCTATATACTCAGCACATGGCATTTGAGGCTTATTCTTTTCTTCTTCGCAATCATAATCTTTTGTACCGTTAATGTAACTATCTTGCCAATAACGAACGGTAGCATCTACCTTTAAAAATTTTACTTCTACTTCTACAGGTTTGTAAATAGTTGTCTTCATATTCAATCCTCCATAGGTATTAAGTCCTCTATATAAGCCCATCTTTTAAACACCGATTTCGCTTGCTCCAGTGGGACAGGGATAGGTTTGGTGAACATTGCGAATTTACACTCTTCGTTGTATTGCACTATGTATGGCCGCTTGCCGTCTTGGACTTCCTCCATTGCATGCCATACGCTGTTGATACGCCAATCAGCCGCCGCCATAAAGCCTCTGGAAAACCCGCTATTGAAAATGCTATCCCATTCGTTTTCTGGCTCATCTAACCTTGAGCGTATCTCTTTTTCAATATCTTCTTTCTTCATACCTCAATCTCATATTGTTTATTCTTAACTTCCGGCATCCAGTCCAGTATCAGGGAAGGAACTAAGATACCATATCTCCCATTCTCAAAATACGGCTGCCAACAAACATGTCTACTATTGCAATCAAAACTGATGGGGATACCGTGGTCGCACAACACTTCCCCGTCAATCCCCTTAAACAGCCCAATCCACTTTCGCATAAAATCTTTTGCTACTTTCAGCCTCTTATTCGGCTCGAAATAATTTGTTCCGTTTATTTTATAAGGACGCATTCTTTGAGGATTGCTCCCCTCTGGATAGGACACTAAGTTATAGGACCATTGACAAGTAAACCCAAACGCCCAGTAATACCCAATTCCTTCCGGCTCAACTCCCGAAAACTCTTTTATCATTTCAAACGCTTTCTTACTCTCGCTCATCATCTGGTCATAAAGCTTTTTCATTATCTGTTCAAGCTCCGTTCCTTGTTTAGCATATATTTTCATACCTCTTCCTCCTTCAATGCTTTTACATATCTCTCCAACAGATCCTTCAACTTATGGATGGTATCGGTCGGTATATGTATAATAGGATTTAATTTTATAACTTCATCTATATAGCTTGCATAGTGAACCATCAGCATATCTTCTTCAAAGTTCAATTCGTAAAGCTCTCCTTTTTCATCACCAAAATCAAATATCAGGTTCACCTTCTCGTTTTCCAACAGTTCTTCAATTTCCCAGCCCTCCAATTTGAAGTAGTCCATTGTATAATCGTCTTCTTCAATTTCGGCCAAAAGGCAGTAAATCTCACCGTAGATCTTAAACCGCTCCAGCATGTCTTCTTTTGTAGTATTCAAATTCATGTTATTTCTCCTCCAATTCATTTGTTGTTCCTAAAAGATGCTCGTTACCTTCGTAAGGGATGCATTTTTCCCATATCCGACCTATGCATACATAAAGTCCATCTTCATTTTTGTGGCTGAACAAATCACAACTCCATTTGCTATCTTTAATATCATCCCTTACTAACACCTTGTCGAACGGCTTAAACTCATATTCTTCCTTTTCTTCAATTCCGAAAAAGCGTTCGAGGTATTCTTTGGCAGTATTTCTCCAATCTCGTTTAAGATGACCTATAAGAATGTTCTTTTGTTTTTCGTTAGCATATCCATTCACTTTCATAGTCCATTCATTACTATCAAGTATAAGGTCTCCATCGCTGTTAATACCACAATACGAACCAAAGCTCCCATATTTACTAATTCTCCCATTAAAAATAAATGGATTACCTATACTGCTAATTAGCACATCTCCATCCTTAAACGTCATGTATTCGGGGATTTCAATCATGAGGTCACTCTGTGTTTTTTCATCTTTTACCATAAGACCATTTGGCATAAAATTAACAGGATATTCACGATTTTCGTTTGACAAAAGAGCCAAAATATAATCATTCCTACCATCTGTATCCCAACACACAACCCTTGCCTTTTTCCCATCACGTGTCACAATTTTACCCTCGCATTCACCGCTCTGAATGCGCTTAGCCAATTCTATCTCAAAAGGCACTTTTACTAATTTCTGTTCCATATCAAATAATTTTTAATCGTTCTCTTCTATACCAATCCGCATACTCTTTTGTCTGCTTCTCTTTGGTGACATAGATGACGGTTGTTTGATTAATCCGTAATGGGTACAACCGTTTTTCACGTTTTTTCTGATGTTCAATATACTCAGAAAGATCATTCCCGTTTTTGGCGGTATCCGCCTTTCGCTCCTTGGTTGGAGGCATGATGTTCTTGTTTGCCATTATTCTTTCTTTTTACAAGTTCTTCTAAACGTTTCTCACACTCGGCCACATTAGCTTTCTTCCGTTCCAGCTTCTCCTTGAACTTTACCAGCTCCTCGTCTGTCTCTTCATCAAAGAACAGGTTATGCTGGCGGTTGTACTCGATGTACTCACGCATCATCCTATCCGCTTTCGTTACTTGGGCCTTAGCGGAAATCAGCTTTGAAAGGCAGCTGCCAACCTCCATAGACTCTCCAGAGCGTTTGTCATAGAAGTACAGGCATGTAGATACAACTTGTTTTGGATATTGGCATTGTAATTTCGCCACCCTCCATCTGATTACCCATTGGTATCGGAAATACATCTCACGGGGAAGGTTGTAGTGATAAAGGCTTACTTGTTTTTCTGCATATCCGTAGTAAATAGTTACTTCAACCCACTTCTCTATTTTCAGTTCCTTTTCGGCCTTGGCAAAATCTTTGGCCATCTGAAACCAATCGCCCATACTTTCCTGCTTTCCCATATCATTCAAGGTTTAAAGAGAGTTGACTATTCGGATCTTTGTATCCGGGATTGGCCAAAAGGAAAGCCTTTCTTAAAGCATCGGAAATCTTATCACGCACAGCCTTGGACACATGATTCTTGTCAGCTTCGTTGTTAATCAACAAGCATTTGTCAAGGCTGCCATTGATAGGCTTCTCATCAATGAACAAGCTGTATTCTGTGAATATTCTGTTCTGCTTCCTACCTTCATTCTCTTCTTCTTTCGTCTGATATCGTTCAATTATGGTATCTTGGATTGTTCTCAAGCATCTTTGTCCTCGATCACTCCGGCAGCCCTGTATTTCGTTCTCGAACATGACAGACAAAGCACGTTTTTTACGGACATTCCCTATTTTTGCCCAGCCGTAATAGACTTTCAACTTCTCCATAATACATTATTTGATTCGTCGGCTTTACCTAAACTTTATGTAAAGCCGAATTACGCAACTTTTCGTTTTCTAACAATCTCCTTACATATCGCCTCACAAAGCACCCGTGCCATGTTCACCTCCACCGCATTACCGATAAACTTTTTCTGATCTGACTGCGGTCCAATCAACACATAGTCTTCCGGGAAGCCCATAATCTTTTTTAGTTCAGCAATCCTAAGCATCCGCATCTTGATGTCGATAATTCCATAGATAGCCATGAATTCTTTAATCTTGATGGTCATCGGGCTGTCCTCAGAAGCAACCTGTATCCCTATACCTCCCTCGGCGGCTACGAGATAAGGCGGCATCTTGTCCATCCGTGCAATCAATGTGAAGCATGGATTGTTAACCGAACCGCCTGCACTGGCAAACTGAGGGTTCATCAGATAGAACCATTTTCTGTTTGCGGTGACGGTCTGTGAAGGTTGTTCGATGCTGCTTCCTACATTGGAAAAAGCCGTGTTCATTATCCAAGGTTTACGGAGAGCAACCTGTCTCATAAGAACTGGAGTTACGAGGTTCTGCTTGGGCACCGTCATTATGGCCGTGCATGGTGTTTCAACGCTTCCCAACTGGCCTCCTCCGGAATAGTAGTTCATAAAGAACGGCATTACTAAGGATAACCGGTCTTTGGTTGTGACAGTCGGCGCAGGTAGTTGTACCGAATGATTATGCCCGTTTCCGTAATAGGCCGATACGAAAGCATGATGGTCTTTGCAGGTAATCGTCCCGGCAGGTCCTTCCACAGATATATTTTTGCAATCTGGCTGTCCACTGAATTGTTTTGAAAGGAAAGAAACCTGTACCTTGGCGAAACGGTTGGCCGTGGTCAGTACGCCACAAGGATCGTCTATTGATTTGACCGTGTCCTGAGGTCTTGCTGTATTGTATCGGGATATGAATGCCTCCTTTCCTCCGGCCACGAATTTAATCAGACCGGCGTAGATACGTTCAAGGGTTTTCTCGGCCAGTGGTTTTTTCCGACAGAAAATACTTTCTCCCTCATCGGAGAAGTCCAGCACCTCTTTGACAGGCTTCCACTTCTCCAGCCGACCGAACATGTCTGTTTTACCATCTTTGCAATGGGTCGGTTCCGGGAATACTATCGGAAGTCCACGTTTGGCGAATATGCCAAAGAAACGCTTTCGGGTGGTGTAGGCACCATAGTCGGCAGCGTTCAGGATGCGCCAGTCGAAGTCGTAACCGTATCGTTTTACATTACGTTTCCACTTCTCGTAGCAACGGCCTTTGTCTTTGCTGATGGGGTGCCCATGTTCGTCCATATCTCCCCATGCCATGAACTCCTCGACGTTCTCTATCTGTATATAGTCGGGGTCAATAGCTTCGATGTAGCGGAATAAGTGTTCGGCCAAAGTACGGCTGTCCGCGTCCCGTGGTTGGCCACCTTTAGCCTTGGAAAAATTGGTGCATTCCAGCGATGCCCACAGCACAACCAGTGCGTCCTGGTAAATCTGCTTCATACGCTCTATGTGAGTAATCAAAGGAGAAAGTTCCAACGTACGGATGTCCTCCGTGAAGTGGAGCGCATCCGGGTGGTTGGCCGCATGGCTGGCGATGGCGTTTGCATCATGGTTTACGCAGGCTATCACCTTGGCGCATTGTTCGCCCATATACTTGGCATTTTCTACTCCTGTACTGGTCCCTCCGGCACCGCAAAACAGGTCTATATATAATAGTCTGGTCATAGTGTCTGATGGATTTGCGTATTATTAGGTTCCCATTCTTTGGGTATCTTTGCCCATTTTCTGAAGTAGGTATCGAAGCTGTCCATGTCGTTGAACATGTCCATCTTGGATTGTTCTTCTATTATCAGTGAGGAAAATTCCTTGAAATAAGCATCTGCAGACTGCACAAAGCGTGTATGTAGTTGTTTGATTGCTCCCAGCATTAGGCCTCGTTCCTTCATCAGATCAGAGGCTTCTTCTACCAGATTGTTTGCTTCACACAATAGAATTTGTGAGGCGGATAGCAGTTGGTTCAAACGGGCCATAGAACCGTCTTTTTCGGCGGCTTCTATCAATGTTTTCTTGGGTCTCATAATCGTATGTCTTTAAATCGTATCTTCAAAAATCCTCTTCGTTCACATTCTCTGAGCGTTTCCATATCTTCCTCGCGGATGTCGCATGGAGTTTCGTGGTTCACACTCATGTAGTCGGATATGCCGAATCTTTCCCGGATGCTTTCGTAGCAATCCTTCTGGCGGCCTTTTGCCGTCCAGCAGATAGTGAGCCTCATGGCTTTATTTCCGTAAGCTGTTTCCTTCAAACTTCACTCTTCGGGTAATGGCGACCAGTCGGTCCATAGTACGCTCGCCATACTTCTGGGAGATTTCTTCGAGGGAAAGGTTGGTGGTAATCATGAGCAGCTTTCCGCGCTTCTCAGCTTCGTCCACAATTTCGCAGAAGGCAAGGCGGCGCTCGCCGTACTTCACGGCCATGCTTTCGGTCCCTACGTCGTCAATGTAGAGGATATGCTTCTGCTTCACTGTGTCAAGTTCGGCGTTCATCTGTTGGGCGTCGTAGCAGGAGACTATCTTTCTGCAATAATGGTTGAGAAGTAGTGGGATGATCTTCCAGCATATAAGTGACTTCCCGCGTCCGCAGTTGCCGTGACACAATAATCCCCTTCCATGATTGTCAGTGAGCCATTGGGTAATCTGGTTGTATTCGGGTAACCACTGGGCTTTGCCGTCGGTGAAATAGTTCAGTCCGCGCCAAAGTACGTCTTTAGCATCAGGCACGGTGATATGCACCTGGTTGGGCACTGGGTTAAAGCCAACTTCACGCAGGCTTTCGAGGGTGGTTTTGAAATTTATTGTTTCCATCGTTCTTCCCATTTTCGTTCTTCGGGGGTGTTATATTTCTCGGTCGAGTTGTCGGTGAGTACCATGCCAGTTTCTGCCTTTGATAGCATTCTTTCGCGGGATGCCCACGTAGCCAGCCGCCTGGGTAGTTCCCAAGTCTTTTCCAGCTCGTAGCGCATCTTGGTTTCTGACTTGTTAAGCTCACTCCAGTAATCGAAGAAGGCACGAATCATTTCCTTCGGATACCGGCCGACATACGGAACCAATAACTGGTAGAAAGAATCTTTTCGTGAGAGAGTAGCGGCTTTAGCCGCGTCTTTCTTTGCTACTACGTTAGTAGTAGTTTCTTTAATAATATTCTTCTCCTTTATTTGCTTTGTGTCACCCGTGTGTCGCTTTTCGTCTTCCTTTTGGGGCTGTGTCACTCGCTGTGTCGATACTTGTGTCATTAGCTGTGTCACTTGCGAACGTAAATCATTGATTTCCTGAATGATATTTGTTTCACTCATTGTGTCGTTGCTTGTGTCACTTGCTGTGTCAGTAGGATTCCCGTTGTAGTCATTGTATTTTACCAAGGTTATTATATTCATTCCTTGTTCTTTGGAAAGAGTTATCATGTTCTCTCTTTTCAGAAAGGCAAGAAAAGTCCGTACTCGTCTTTCAGACCAGTGCCAACGCTTTGATAAAAATCTTATGGATGCAGGATATTGTCCTCTTGTATAAGAGACTTCTCGACCTCCGATACTCTCCATACGGGGCGTTGCCTCAAATCGTGCTGACTGAATCAGGTCAAGCCACGCTTCGCAACTGCTAAAAGTCCGGGCCTCATTCCACATATCATTCGAGAAGAACTTGCGGCTTAGTTTTATATATCCTTCCATAATCTTAGAATCTTACGTTAGTCAACTGCCTGTTATTGGAGTACACGGCCCACTTGCCGTTACCACCATCTACCAAGCGTAAATCCTTGACTTCCCCAAACCGTTTGATGTTGCCACAGAGGTCAACGATCCATCCGGCTTCCTTATTTGGATGCGGACGGATGGCGCGGCCAACTATCTGGTACCATAAGGCCAGTGACATAGTAGGACGTGCCATGACAATCGTATCCAGTTCTGGGTAATCAAATCCGGTTGTTAGTACACCCACATTGGCCACCACCAGAATCTCGCCTGCTTTGAACGCTTCAAGAATACGCTCACGTTCTTTCTTGGGAGTTTCACCCGAAACAATGGCCATTCCTGGAATGGACCAGGTAAGGCGTTCAGCTTCCTTTAGAAAACGGGTAAACACCAATATACCTTTACGCTTAATCCCGCTTTTCGGATTCATAAGCCTTTGCACAATACTTACCAGAAACCCGTAAAAGTCGATGCGCTCATACTCCTTTACAACAGACTTATCCGTGTAGTCGGCTCCGGTCGTTTTCACCTTCAGGTTAAGTTCGTTCCATCCTAAAGGGTTCATTTCATAATAGTTCAGCTTTGACAAATACCCCATATCCAAAAGAGTGGAAATTTGAACCTGATATATAACTTCGGAGAAGACACATGGGCGTGTGCGTGTGATGAACTTCAACATGCTACCGAAATCCCTGCTTGATGATAAACGGTAAGGCGTGGCCGTTAGCCCCAGCACTTTGCATTTCAACATGGAAAGAAAATCTCTATACACTCCTTCTTTGGGGTTGACCAAGTGGCACTCGTCAATTATTATGTTCTTGAAGTGCTGAAAGAGTTCCGGATGGTTAATGACACTGCCAATCGTAGCGAATGTTATTCTTGAAATCTCTTTCCGCCCGAATGATGCGGAGTAGATGGAGCAGTCCAGGATACCATACGAACAGAGCTTCAGGTAGTTCTGTTCCAAAATCTCCTTGCTTGGCTGAAATACCAGCGTATGCCCTTCGAGGCGGCTGGCAATGTCGGCTATCACCAGACTTTTCCCGGCACCGGTGGGCAATACCATGATGGCGTTGGACTTCTTGGCTTTGTTGGCAAAGAAGCTGACCGCGGCATCACTGGCCTTTTGTTGGTAGTCACGTAGTACATAACTCATAAGCCTTTCTCCTTGCTTAGTTTGTCTCCCAAAGCCTTGTAATACTTGGTGAGTTCGATTAATTCAAAATCGGCATATCTTCGAGTCTGCCCAGCTTTCCACGCCAGTTTGTCGAAACGTTGCTGGCCGATCTTAGCCTTCAGGTTTGCTTCGTATCGTATCAGATGGTCGGCGCTGAAGCGGTTGCACGACCTACATTCAGCATGGGCATTATCCTCGTCAAAGCGTGTGGCCATGTGTCGGCGCGAATGGAAGTGTCCGCAATCTGCCTGTGCGTATGGCTTTATCTGACCGCATGAGATACAGCGGAAATATCCGTTCGGCATACAATCACGAAGCCGGATATAGCGGCTGAAAACTTTGTCGAGTTTGGCCACTAAATCCGGCTTTTTCTTTACTTTGATACCTGCCTTGTCGAATAACGGCAAAGGCTTTTCTTTCTTCTTTTTAGGTTTCTTGATATAATACGGCATATTTCTTGTCCTAAGAATTTATCCATTGTTTTTCAATTTAGAAATTAGTTCATCTTTCATTCTCAATATTTTAGCTAATCCTCTCATTCGGGATTGGGCTGTGAGATACATTTGTTTATATATCCCGGCCTCTTTAACAGCTCGTTCATATTTGGCTGTTCGTTCATCTGCAAACCTCCCCATGCTGTCTCGCTTGTAGACTTTAGAGGCGTTTATGTCGTTCCCAAATAAGTCTTTCATGGCTAAATAAATTCGTTATTACGTTCGATTTCTTGTTGTGCATATACCAGCATTTGCTGTTCGTTGGCGGCTGGCAGGTAGATACCGGCCACGGATGCGCTCCAGTTACGGAAACGGTCAATGCTCAAAGTCATTTCTCCTGTCGTCAGCTCTGCCGAACTTCGCAGATATGTTACTTCACGTCCCATCTTGTTGACCGTCTTACGCTCGAAGAGGTCTCGATTACAGGTTCGTTTATAGAAGTCTATCTTGGCTTCTTCGAGGCTGCACCCGTACTGGCTTCCAAAGAAACCGAGTAGCAGGTGCAGGTAGCTGTTCTGGGCCAGTGTCCGGTTTGGAAGTTTCTTTTTCACTTCGACCACCGCACGCTCCTTGAAGAGCTTGTTGACGTATGCTTTGAACTTGGGAACGTCATATTCGTTCTGGAGATTGAAAATGCTCATGGTTTAAAAGGGTAAGTCGTCCTTGGGGTTGCCGGCTGCATCGACGTGAGGCGGGAAGTTTTGCGGCGGTGCAGCTGCCGGTGCCGAAAGTTGAGGGGCGGGGTGGGGTACCGTGGCCTGTGTTGCCGTCCTGCCTTCGAGCTTGTAACAGCGAATAGAGGTCATGCGTTTCGTCTGTCCGTCCTGCGTCTGCCATTGGCGGCCCTGTAGGGCGAAAGAAACGGTCACTACATCACCTATACAGAAGTGGTCGAGTTCGGCACATTTGTCGCCACTGACTTCCAATGGGAGGACGTTTTCATATTGACTGCGTTCGCCCGTGTAGGGATCATAAGTGGTTGCATCAAGCAGAAACTCACGTTTAAGAAACGGGTCTCCGCCTGTTTTGGATGGTATTTGGACGGTTTGGCCGATGGCCAGCATACGTCCGGTAACTTGGTTAGGCATCTTCAGCGAAAATCTTTTTATCGGTTATCAATTCTCTGTTGTCGTTCAGGAACCGGATAAATTCCTCACAATGGCTGGTGAGAATGGGTATGTCCCGTTCGGGAACGAAATTATAGCTTTCCGTATAGGTCGCCCTAAAGTCTGTGATGTTGTATTCGAACAGCCTTACATCACTACCGCTCTGCATCAGACAATAGGGATAGACCATGTGTTGCCAGTGATCTTTGAACTTGCCCACATAGTAACTTCCGGTGGTCTTGATGTCGTGGATGGACATGGGCATCAGTTCGTCGATTACTCCGTAGACAAGTACAGGCCCGAAACAGGTGGGGAGGACGGCCTCTACACGCTGCTGGGTCAGCGCGCCTTTGTAATAGGCGGCAAACTCGCGGCAAATGGAGAGAGGGAAATCAAATTGGCGGCAGTTGTAGGTGGCGCGCAGGGCTGTTACGACTTGCCTGCCATCGGGCATGTTGCACAATAGCCTTTCCACCTGAACGGTTTCTGATTTGCGGTTCTCAATCAGGCAGTCTACCACTTCGTTGAAGGCTGTCCCCTTATCGGCGGCTTCGCTGTCGAACGGGACACGGTTAATGGTATCAATCAGGCTTTGGAACTGCTGCTCCTTGAACTCTTCAGGTGTATGCGGGGGATTTTCCGAAAATCCCCAATACCTTTCGTAGATGGCATCGCTTCTCAGATACCCGGTAAAGGCATCGAGAAGCGTTGCATAAAATTTGAACTTAGGCTGCTTTGTCCGCATAGGTCTTAGATTTTGGGTCGTACACCAGTCCAAGAGCATTAACCTTGACTGCAAACAGCTTTCTGGCCATATTTAATGAGCTTCCGACATGCTCGAACTCGTTGATACGTGAAGCAAACTCGTTGGCCGAATTTGCGTCGGTAATAAACTCGATGTTCTCCTTGATTTCGGCTAATACACGGTCATACTTGGCGGCTTCTTCTTTTTTCACCTGCAACATGTTCAGATAAGGACGGATGACTTGGGTAGTGATGAAGTCGTTCTTGGCTGTCGGGTTTCCGTTCTTGTCGAGTATGTTAGGCACAAACATAATGCCCGGCAGGTTGCAGGTATTCTTGCCGTCGTTGCGCGATGTGGGGTCGAAGGTGATGGTACGTTTCTGTACGCCGTTCTCGTTTCGCATTTCCAAGTAGCCCAGCAGGTCGAGTTCAGTAACAATGGAGTTGTATGACTTCTCGCGTAGGGCGGGAATGAATACTATATCGTCACCTTCTTTGCGGGTGTCACGGTGGGCTACGAACACCACGTTCTTGTTCAGTGACGAAAGTGTGCGTGTCATCCATGAGAACTCGGCGTTTATGCCGCCCCAGTCCTTAATCTGCGGTTGGCGTGTGCCGCACTTATAAGAAATAATGAAATCCATCATCTTGCCGATGGTGTCTACTACGATTGTCTGGTAAGACGAAAGATCTTCCTGCAACACCTGTTGTACATCTTGCCATGAACTTACCTGTACGATGTCGATACCGTCCAAGTGGGCCATGTTGACACGTTTTACGCCGTTGTCGAAGTCGAGCAGTAGCGGTTTCGGTGCGCTCAAAGCTACGGTTGTCTTACCCATACCTGCCTGACCGTAAATCATCATCTTTACGGTGGAAGGAATTACTAATTCATTGGATTTTTTAATCAAACTCATAATCGTGATATTTATTGGTTTATTTTAGTTGCGCATGTTTAATCACGTCCCAGGCGTTGCAGAACCATTTCCCGTTCTGCTTGTTCGTCCTCTTTTCGGCTCTTATCAGCCCTTGGCCCACCAGTTTCATCAGTCTGGACAGGCCGCCCACGATGTCCGCCGCCTGGTCACGGCCGAAGGTCTTGTCGTTGAGGACGATTTTCAGAACATCTTCGTTTACCATAGGCACCTCCTTTACTTGATACACATGATGGAAGTGTAGCCCGGATATTCAGTGGCCGACACGCGGTATTTCACATCCATCTTGTTCTTTAGTTTACCCATCAGGCGAAGGTCTCGGTTGCGCCGGGACGCCTCCAGCTTGATGCCGTTATGTCTCTTCTTGTCATAGGGGACTTTGTAAATATCCCCTTTCTCGATGCTGTCAAACAGACGCACCGTTTGGTAGTTTTCATCTACTGCAATTTCTCTAATCATATCTGTTGGGTTTTAAAATAGAGTGGGTGATACGGGACTTGAACGCCGTGACCTGCGCGATAATTAACCTTATAAACTATGGAAAACAAACAAACCTTTTTGCGCCGCTCTACCTGACTGAGCTAATCACCCTTTTTCAGGTGCATTATCTTCACAGACCACGCACCTTGGGTTACACACTAAATCATCTGAGTTCATCGTCTTTGCCGAAAAGATCATCCAGTTCGGCAGATAGGGATTTCTCGTGTTTGCTGGCATACAGGCACGAGAAAGAGAAAATGGTTAGGGAGACCCAAAACAGGGTGCTGAGGTCAGCAATGGTGACTGCGCATACAATAAATGACACAGCCACGACGGTGGATAATATCTTTGCTTTCATATTGATTGATGATTAAGAAAACCGCCCTTGCAAGGGTAAGGGGATAGCGGTGCGCACTTCCGTCCCCCACGGCTTTTGGCAAGGCATGTAGCACTGACCTTTTCTGCGGTTTCCGGGTGAGTTCCCGTCCCAGTTCCGATGTCTATGGCTTTCGCTTTGTTGGGTTACCAGGCCGCATGGCCTACGGGATATATATAGTTCTTGCTGGTGTCTAATCAGTGAAGATTGTCTTTGTAGCCGGCCTACGGCCACCTGCAATCGTATAAGTCGTTTTTGTTCTCGCGGTGATTAATGCGCTGCGTTTGCTTCTTGCCAGTCCCTTACTCGCACCCTTTTCACCGTGCCGCTATCGCTACTCAGTCGAACCCCTTTTGCGTCAGGTGTAGCAGTACACCTAAAATTTCCAGTACGTCAAAGAACTAATCAAGTAGAACCCTGCCCGATTCTCGCTATCGGTTTCCGTTCAATCCGTCAGCAGGGTAGGTGAGTTACCAGCGTATCACAGGCAAACCTTGTGAGAGTTGTAGGCCAATGTAGTCCATGCCATCATCTTCAGGCAGGTTGTATTCTTCAAGCAGGGCTTCGTATTTGTCCACCTCTTCAGTAAGTGCTTTGATGTATTCTTGCTTGCTGTCAGCGTTGAAAGTCCTGCAAACGGTCTGTTCGTCGGCATTGTGGGCGATGTTCAAGTCCTTATAAAGGCTGTCAAGTTCTCGTTCGATTTCGTAGCGTGTCATAGTCATGCGATATTTAAAAGGTTAGCTTTCTTGTAGCATCTGTATTCTTGTCTCTCTGTGTCGAAGTATACCTGAACGGTGTCGTTCTTCTTTCTGTTGTCGCCACTGGTAGTGGGGATCAGGTTTTCTTTCAGTGTGCCATAGGCTTCTCTTACAGAACCGTCCACCTTCGTGAAGTAGAACTTTACAATTCTTTGCTTCATTGCAGCTTTCAGCTTCATGTTTGCCCAGGCGCATTTCAGTGCTTCACTCATCGTAAAGCCGTTTCGCTTTACGAACTGCCAAGCAAGGCTCATAATCTCGTGTAATACATTTCTTTTCATAATCGTGTGTATTATTAATGTTATTTACTATCTTTGTTTCGTATCTTTGTTTCGTACTGCAAATATAGATATAATATCTAATATTGCAATCTATAAATCTAATTATATTTAGATATTAACTCTAATTAACGCAAGAAATGGATTTAAAGAGCAGATTAATTGAATTTATTGAGTACAAAGGTCTGTCAGTGCAGTCTTTTGAAATTCAATGCAACCTTAGTAATGGTGCAGTTTCTAAAATGGGTAATAATACGAGAAGAAGTACAATAGATAAAATATCTAAATCATACCCGGAACTAAACACATCTTGGCTACTCACTGGCGAAGGGAATATGCTATTAAATAATTCTGATTTAATGCCACAAAAGAGTTTCACTGTAGGTGTACCATATTATAATGTAGATTTTATAGGAGGATTTGATCTTGTGCTTAATGACCAAACAACAACACCTGAGTATTTGATTGATTTCAAAAAATACAATGAGGCGACTTGTTGGTGTAATGTTACAGGACATTCGATGGAGCCTGAAATCACTCACGGAGACATTATTGCCTTAAAGAAGATAGAGGACAAATCTTTTCTACCACTGGGAGAGGTATATGCAATAGTGACAACAAACGGAATGAGAACTATTAAAAGATTAGGGCTATCAAGCGATCCTAAATGTTATACTTTGGTTCCAACGAATAAATCTCCGGAATATGGCATTCAGGAACTCCCCAAAAATATGATAGAGCATATATTCCAAGTCTTAGGCTGTATGAAAAGATTATAATAATGAGATTCAATCAATATCTTTGGAACCTGTACAAGAACTCTCCTGAAGGGAAATCCGCCATAGCTGCATTTTCAGACAGAAAAGAGTGGATGGAAGAGGAACGTCTGTTCGAGAAGTACAATCCTAAAATCAAGGATTCTTTCAATTCAGAAATGATTTGTGGAATACTGGAGGACTTTTGGTGTTATAAGGTTTCAGAATACGATGGGATTGAATTAAACTCTCTGGATGATGCAGGAAAGCTGTATGAGGAAATCATATCCACCGGGCTAATGATAGAATCGGAAGAAATTCTGAAGATTGGCGACTTTGACCGAATGCTTGAGTTCGTACCATTTTTGTCAATGGAATTGAACTATTTGTTCGGAGAATATTTCTTCCCATATCTTTATATTGATGATTTTTACCAGCTTGCAAGACTTGCTGATTGCTTTGAAATAGAATTGCCTCCAATCCCCAAGAAACCTGATTATAGAGCAAGGTGCATGTATTATTGGGAACTATGCAAAGTTTTCTATCAATTCAGAAAAGAGAATGAATTGTCACCTGCTGAGTTGAGCGCATTCATGTACGATCATGTTCCAGGCGTCATAGGGATTGACGTAAAGAAGGAAATGCCCAAGCCATCCGCTGCGTGGTTTATCGGAGGATTGATCAAAGGATATGGTACTCATTGGACTACCGGATTCTGGCAAACAAACATGGATACTAAGAGGGGAGATATTCTTATTCATTATGAAACTTCTCCTGTGAGTGCCATTACTTGCCTGTGGATTGCGCAGACCGATGGAGTAGTAGACCCATTCTTTCATTATTATAGTAATACATATATCGGAGACAGGATAGCTATACCTAACATTCCTTTGAAAGACCTGAAAGCTGATGGATATTTTTCCAACCATCCGCTCGTAAGGAAAAATTTCCAAGGAGTTAACGGGTGGCCGGTTACTGGAAAGGATTATTCTGAATTTCTTCGATTGCTTGCGGCCAAAGGGTTTGATACGTCTGCACTTCCGCAAATCTACACACCTTCGTTGCCGGAGGGAGTAATTGTAAATAATGAAAGAGATGTTGAAGTGAATTTATTGGAACCTTTGTTGAATAGTATGGGGTGGTATGAGCATAAGGACTTCATTCGTCAGTTGCCAATCCATGCAGGCAGAGGGCACCGTATTTTCCCGGATTACGCACTTCATTACGACAACAAACCGGAAGAAGAAAAGGCAAAGGTGCTGATTGAAGTAAAATATCACATGAAGAATAATCAGGAAATAGAAGCGACCTTCCTTCAAGCATTCTCTTATGCCAAGTTGCTTCTGTCTTCGTTAATCGTCTTGTGTGACAAAGAATGTATTATGGTTTATGATAACAAGAACGGATTCAGTAGAAGCCGATACAGAAAGTATTATTGGGAGGATATGAAGGACCCCGATTTATATAATGAACTGAGGAACAAACTTAATACTTGATGAAGTTATGAAGAATTTATTAGTGCCCGTTCTATTGGCTATATTATTTTTCAGTTGTGGAAGTAACAAGCCATCGCAGGAACAGAAAGACAAGGCTGATAGATATGTTCAAAGTCTTGTGGATGCCGAAATAGGAATCTACCAAGGAGAACTGACCGATGCAAACTTTCTTGTGCTTGCTGTTGACGCCTATCCAGGAGCTAACTTTGATGTCTATGCACGCACATACCTCGAAGAAGCCCAGAGCAAGGGACTGGATATAAAGGGTGTCTATATCGTGGATATTAAGGATTGCCAGTTCGGTGACGGATGGGTAACAGGCGATAGAATCGGGAAGGCATACAAATAGAAAAATGTTCAAAAGCTTATCCTCGACAACTAACGAAATGTATATAAAATATTAAATATTAATCAGATACGCTATAAATTGGAGGAATATTCCCAAGCTGAGGGTCACGGGTTCGAGTCCCGCTTGCCGCTCTTATTGATAATCAGAGATTTACGTGATGTAAATCTCTGATTTTTTTTGTGAAGTAATCGAGGATGGAACGTGCAGGTAGATAAAGTTTCTGTCAAGTCCCTCAAACGGGATATTGTCAAGGT